CAAGCCATATCTGCAAGAAGAAGCTTAAACTTATTATTTTCAGAATGGGCGAATCGTGGGATTAACTATTGGACAGTTACTCAAAGAACATTAAATTTAACAGCAAATACTTCTTCATATGATTTGCCTGCAGGTATCACTGATATATTAGATGTTGTTATTTATGATGATGCTGATGCTACAAGAACTGATACAATCATAAATAGAATTACAATTTCTGAGTATAATCAGATACCTAATAAAACAGATACAGGTAAACCAAATCAGTATATGCTTGATAAAGGCAGACAATCTGGTTCAAATAATATATACAAATTATTTCTATGGCAAACACCAGATAGAAGTACATATAGGTTAAATTATTGGTCAATGAATCAATTAGAAGATATTACTGCATCTAACGAAGATACCGACATACCTTATACATGGACAGAATGTATATGTGCAGGATTAGCAAGTAAATTATCTGTTAAATATGCACCAGATAAATTTCCACTACTTAGTAATTTATATAAAGAGGCATTTGAATATGCATCGTCTAATGATAATGATGGTGTAAGTCTTAAATTACAACCTACAGGATTAAATTTAAGATAATGGCTAGGTTTGCTTCAGGTAAAAAATCTAAAGCAATCAGTGACATTTCTGGTTTCGAGGTACGTTATACTCAACTTAAAACAACTTGGGATAATTTAAGAGTTGAACCAGAAGAATATAGCCCTAAACACCCACAGTTAACACCTGCCAAAAATGTTGTAGATGCTACTGCATTATTTAACCCAAGACCAGATAATGACCCAGAAAATGTAGAAATATTATTAGGTTTTACTAAAAATCCATTTCTTTCAAGATTGGCAAGAAGCCAAACATCTGTTGGTGTGCCTGCATTTGGTAGATTAGGTAGTCAATCAATATTTATTCAACAAGATGCCACACCTACTGCAACAGGTGTTGAAGGTGTTTCTGCTATTGGTCTTTATGGAAACGAATTAGAAGTTAATGAAATAGGTGTTGCAGGTACAGGTGCAGTAGAGGGATTTGGAGTATCTGGTGATGGTAATTTATTCTTAGAAGTAACTGGTGTTAGTGGTGTAGGTGGAGTTGGAACTGTTGGTGAAGAGGTTAGTGAATCAATAGTTACTGAAACAGGTCTTGCAGGAACTGGTGCGATTGGAACAGAAGCGCTAGAACTTTCTATTACAGAGGTTGGTGTAGCAGGAACTGGTGCCATAGGTACAATTTCACAAGAAACATCAATAACAGAAGTTGGTGTTGCAGGTACTGGAGCAATAGGTACTGAAAGTATTGAAAGTGATAGAATATTTAATCAAACAGGTGTCGCAGGTACTGGTGCAGTTGGCAACGAAACCATGTTTGTTGGTGTTGATATTGATGTTACTGGTGTTGCAGGTACAGGTAATACTGGTACAGAAAGCATAAGAATTGACTTTACAATTACCGAAACAGGTGTAGCAGGTACAGGTACAATAGGTGCAGATGTTCCACAAGCATCTATCACAGAAACAGGTGTTTCTGGTTCTGGTGCCATTGGTACAGAGGGCATGGAACTTAATGTAGTAGAAACTGGAGTTGCTGGAACTGGAACAACAGGTGCAGAAACATTAGAATTAAATCTAACTGAGACAGGTGTGGCAGGAACAGGTGCTATTGGTACAGAGGGTGTAAGAGCAGATAGTGTCATAACAGAAACTGGAATAGCAGGTACTGGAGCAGTTGAGGCCTTTGGTGTATCTGGTAATGGTAACATACAAATCAATGTTACAGGCACTTCTGGTGTCGCAGGTACAGGAACAACTGGAAATGAAGTATCATCATCAATTGTTACTGAAACTGGAGTGGCAGGCACTGGTGCTATAGGTACTATAACATTAAACCAAGACATTTCATTTACAACAGCTTGGGGTCAAAATGCTTGGAACAGTGGTGTTTGGAGTGGTGCAGATGATACCATGGGTGTTGGTGCTAAAGGTTCTGTTGGAAGTGTAGAAAGTGGTTTAAACTTAACTGAAACACATGATGCCAATACTGTAATTGCCGCCGCTGATTTAAATAGAGCACAACCAGTTGTTTTTGCTTGTGAAATTATATTCCCTAAAGTTGTAGATACAGCATGTACTTTATTTGAAATGGGTGGTACAGGTTTTGGCATGACAGTAGGTTTCCATGATACAGATACATTTAGATTAGCATTTGGTAATGGAGGTAATGACACTCCTGCTAATAACAAAACAATTATAGATATACCAAAAACAAGCTTACCAGATGATGGTCTGTTACATACATTAGTATGGGAGGCAAACCCAACCAATGGAAGTGGTAAAATATTTATAGATGATGTTTTAGTTGGTTCAGCAGATGTTAATCCAAGTTGGAGCATCACAATTTGGGCAGGTACAAATAATGGTGGTTTTATAAGTGAATTAGACCAAGATAGCCCTGCATATGCGTTTATTAGAAATCCAGAACCTAATGTTAGATGGAAATATGGTTTTAGTGGTGGTTTAAGAGAATATGCAATTCAAAGTATAAAAGATAGAAGGTTTGACATTGAAACTAATAAGACAGAAGATGGTGTGGCAGGTACAGGTGCAATAGGAAGTTCAACTGTAGGTACAAATATTGGTTGGAATGAGGGTGCATGGAATACTGGAACATGGGGTAATTAAATGAATTTTACACAGTTAAAAACTAATATACAAAATTTTATAGAAGATGATTCTACTGAATTAGATACATCAATACCAGAGATAATCAAACAAGCAGAAAGTATGATTTTTGCAAGATTGCCTAATTTACCATGTTATAGGCAAACTTTATCTGGTAATTTTGTAATAGGTACAAACACAGTTGATGTGGCAAACGCAAGAATGATTAGACAAGTTGAAGTAAGAACAGGACTTTTAGCTACCAATATAGTATATTTAAAACATAGAACAGATAGTTATATAAATGATTTTCAACAAACTGTTTTAAATGCAGGTACACCAGAGTTCTATGCTACAAAAAAAGCCACCACTTCTGGAATACAAATACAAGTAAGTCCTATACCATCAGATACATTAGGATATAGTATAGATTTTATAGGACTAGAAACAGGATTATCCACCTTGAATGCAAATAGTTGGATAGGTGATAATGCAGAGCAAGTTTTATTATCTGCGTGTCTTTATGAAACTTCTACTTTTCTTAAGGCTCCAGATACTGTAAACTTGTATAAACAGCAATTTGATGAAGCAATAGCATTGTTTCAGCAAGAAATGGCTCGTAATTATGCCAGTGAATACGAGGCAGGAATTTAATAAGGAGTAAATTATGGCAATAACACAAGCAATGTGTACTTCATTTAAGGCTGAAATTTTAGATGAACAACACGATTTAGTAGCAGATACTTTGAAAATAGCATTATTTACAAGTTCTGCTAGTTTAGGTGCATCAACCACAGCTTATTCAACCAGTAACGAAGTATCTGGAACTGGTTATTCAGCAGGTGGTGAGACATTAACCAGTAAAGCAGTTTCAACAACTGGAACAACAGCACATTTTGATGCTGCAGACCCAACATGGACAAGTGCATCATTTACTGCAAGAGGTGCCTTAATCTATAATAGCACAAACTCTGATAAAGCTATTGCAGTTTTAGATTTTGGTGGTGATTTTACAGTATCATCTGGTACTTTTAAAATAATTTTTCCAGCGGCAGGAGCTAACGCAATTATAAGGATAGATTAAAATGTCAAGTTCATATACACTTAATAATGGTATAGAAAAAATAGGTTCTGGAGAACAATCTGGAACTTGGGGAAATACTACCAACACCAATTTTGATATTATTGATAGAGCAATAAATGGTGTTGGTGCTATTACCTTGTCAGGTACAACACATACTTTAACTACCACAGATGGCACATTATCTGATGGTATGTTTTCTGTATTGGTTTTAGGTGGTTCACCATCTGGCACAAATACAATTACTATTGACCCAAATAATGCAGATAAAGTCTACATTGTGCAAAATGGCTCTGGACAAGATGCTATATTTACACAAGGTTCTGGTGCAAATGTAACAGTACCAAATGGCAGTAAAAAAATAATATATGCTGATGGTGCAGGTAGTGGAGCCGCGGTTGTAGATGTAACTAATACATTAGATATAACATCTCTACGATTAGGTGGTACTGCAATATCATCAACTGGTGCTGAAATAAATAATATTAGAGGTGGTGTTTCAGCAACGTCAACCACAGTGGCAGATGCAGACAGAGTTGTATTTAATGATGATGGCACAATGAAACAAGTGGCAGTTACTGATATGAGTACATATTATAATGCCAATGCTTTTGATGCGCCATCTGCCATTACATCAACTGGTACTTTAACACCAAGTTCTGCAAAATCTATTTATCAAAGAGTAGATTGCACAAGTGGTAATATTACTTTAACTCTTGCGGAAGGAAGTTTGGCTGTTGGTCAGTATATTGTTGTCGATAAAATAGACACAGGTTCAAATACATTGACATTAGCATATCCAACTAATTCGCAAGGTTTAAGTCTGGGAAACGCAGTTGAATTTGCATCAGCTTTTTATCAAGGTAGTAGTAAATTTAGTTTTGTAGAAACAGTTAAATCATAAGGAGTTAAAATGTCTGTTCCTTTTATATCTAATTTGGGATTTACAGCAGTTGATTCTGCAGGAACTTTAAATACAAAAGCAGGTTCTAAAGATGCTTTACCTGTTCAATTTTACAGATTAACTGCAGATATTACTGGAACAATAACAATCAACAATAATGCGAACCATAAAAAAATTATACTTGATGTTAATAATAGAAATTTGTTAGGTGCATCTGGTACAGGAACTGCATCAACTCCTATTGTTTATAATGGCACAGGTACAGTTGAATTAAAAGGTGGAGGCTTGGTATCAAGTGGTGGAACACTTGCTTATTCTTCTGGTTCAAGAACTGGCACTGTAACTGTATCACCTTCAAGTACAGGAGGTACAAATCTTGGGAATATGGCAGGTAATGTGGGAACAACAGTATCAAGTACCACATCTGATACAACTGGACAAGATGTGGTATTGACATGGCATGCTTATGTTAACTCACCTGCTTCTGGTAATGGTACATTTAGATTTGGTGGTTTTTTTCCGAGAATACCATCTGGTGTTACAGTTGTAACATCAACTGGCACATTAGGGCCCGGTTCAAGACTTTCTACATCTGGAGGTTCAAGCAATAGTGGTTCAGGTACAACAGCAACTACTGCACAAATAACTGAACTTTTTGGAGCAAATGCATCAAAATTTCGCTATACAGGAACAACGCCTAGTGGTTTTGGTGGAACCTATACAAATGCTCAAGCAGGTTCTGGTGGAACGAATGGCCCTCTATCTACTGGTATTTTCTTTCAAGCATTTGTTCAACCAGCAGGCAGTAATGACCCCGCAACAAATTTACTTAATACCTTTAAATGGGATTATAGAGGAGCCTTGGTTTGTGCTAGGGGAAATGCTGGAACACGGTCTGGGTTTAATATTACAACTGCTAAATTAATAAATCAAACAATTAGAGTTTCTGGAAGAACTTTTGCAGTAACAAATAATAGTGGTGGAGCAATAACATATACAACACCTACTGGAAATACAAGTATTGCAAGTGGTGCAACAGCAAGTATTGCAACATCACAAACAAGCGAAGCATTTTCATTTACAGGTTCAAGAGCATCAGTACTAGGTATAAGTGCTACAGGTAGTGGTAATGCTACAGTAGCAACTGGTGATGGTGGTGACGGTGCAACAGGTACAGTTGTTATATCTATAAGTGGTAGTAATTTTACAGTTACCAATAACAACGATAATCCAATAAATTTTGTTGCAGGTACAGGTTCTGGAAATGTTGGTGCTACTGCAACCGCAGTAATTGTAGGAAGTGGAACATCATGGAGTTATACTGGTCAAAAACCTGCAGAAAATGCATCAAATCAACCAGTAGCAACTGGTGATGCCTTTGGTGGCACAGGTGTTACCAATAATTCTGATGGCGAACCAACTGCAGGTATTGATACATCTAATTATACTGGAGAATTTAATAGGACACCATAATGACTGAAAAGAAAAGAGGCAGACCAAGAAAAAGAGCAAGAACTGATAAAGGTAGATTTATTGCTGATAATCCAAATACAAAAAAGAATGAGGCTTATGTTAGCGAAAAACCTACAATTATTGAAAGGATAAAGATTTATGCCAAAAAGTTTGCAAAAATCTTCCGATTACGCAAAATATGATGTTGATGGCGATGGTATAGTATCAGATGATGAACTGTCACATGTGGCAGATATTGAAAAACTAGAACATGATTTACGAAAACAAAGGGCGCAAAGAAGAATGGCAACTGCCAGTTTGGTTGCTATGGCTTCTTTTACTTTTGCTATGTTTTTTGTCGATATCGAAAGAGTTAAAGCACTTGCCGATATTAGCAATCTTTTTTACATCACTGGTGGTGGCATTGTTGCTGCATATATGGGTGCATCGGCCATAATGAATAGGAATGGCAAATGAAACCTGCATTTGTTTTATTATGCTATTTAGCAGGTAATCCTGCAGGAGCTTTGCATTTATCAAATGTAAACAATTGTAATTATTTTAAAGATAGATTAGCTAATCAAACAGTAAAGATAGGTGAAGAAACACAAAAATATGATTGTTATTGTAAATTAGTAAATGTAAATAAACAAATGAGGTTATGGTGATACAAGCATTAATTGGTCCTGCCACCAAATTATTAGGCAAATTTATTGAGGATAAAGACACAAAAAACAAATTGGCACATGATATTGCTACAATGGCTGAAAAACATGCTCAAGAATTAGCAAAAGGTCAATTAGAAATAAATAAAACAGAAGCACAACATAGAAGTATATTTGTTGCAGGTTGGAGGCCTTTTGTTGGTTGGACTTGTGGTATTGCATTAGCTTGGCATTTTGTTTTAGCACCATTTATAATGTTTTTTTCAGCCTATTTTGGTGTAGAATTACCAAAATTACCAACGTTTGATATGGAGTCTTTATTAACAGTACTCATGGGTATGCTCGGTTTGGGAGGACTCCGTACATTTGAAAAATTTAAAGGTATTACAAAATGATGTGTGAAAGATGTAAAATTAATATGAATGAAACAGAAATAAAAGGTGTGTATAAATGTCCTATTTGTGGTGTAATAGATAATGATAGGTTAAAAAAATGAATATTGAAAAATTACGTGAAGAATTGAAAATAGACGAGGGTGTAAAATATGAAATATACCTTGACCACTTATCCCTACCGACTTGTGGGGTGGGACATCTTATAAAAGAAACTGACCCAGAATATGGCTTAGATGTAGGAACTGAGATTAGTGAAGAAAGAGTAAACGAATTATTTGATGAAGATATAAAAGTTACATTAGATGAATGTACTTATTTATATGAAGATTTTTATACATTACCAGAAGAAGCACAATTAATTATAGCAAATATGATGTTTAATCTTGGTCGTCCTCGTTTAAGTAGATTTTTGAAGATGAAGAAACATATTGATAATAGGGACTTTGTTTCTGCAAGCGAGGAGATGAAAGACTCCAAGTGGTATAGACAAGTAACTAACAGAGCAGATAGATTAGTTGAAAGAATGAAGGCAATAGATTGACATTAAGATTGGTACAAATACAACCGGGTGTTGTTAAAGATATAACAGACTATTCAGCAGGTAAAAATGGTCCATTCTATGTTGATAGTAACCTTGTTAGATTTAAAAATGGTTTCCCAGAAAAGATAGGTGGTTGGCAAGAAGAAAAATATTTTTATTCTTCTGACCCATCTACATCTGTATTATTACAGGGAACACCAAAAAAATCTTTGTATTGGCGTGGTTTTGATGGTCTTGATAGAATAGCAGTAGGCACAACTTCTCATTTATATTTAATTAAAGACAATACATTACACGATATAACACCACTTAGAAAAACATCAGCATCTTTAAGTAATCCATTAACAACTGCTAATGGTGATGCCACAATAACTGTTGCAGATACTGGTCATGGTGCATCAACAGGTGATTTTGTAGTTATAGATAGTGCATCTGCCATTGGTGGTATATCAGCAGATGATTTAAACAGACAAGCAGGATATCAAATAACAAAAATTGATAATAATTCATATTCGTTTGAAGCACCTTCTAATGCTTCTAGTACAGTATCTGGTGGTGGTGGTACATTAAATATAAAATATCTTATTGGCAAGGCTGAAAACATGGGTATTGAAAGTGCAGACCCTGCAACTGGTTGGGGTGTTGGAACATGGAATGCAGGCACATGGAATACACCAAGAACTGTAGCATCTAATAGTCTAGTATTTGATGCCACAAGATGGTCTTTGAATATATGGGGAGATGATTTATTAGCAAATAATAGAAATGGTCAAATTTATTACTGGAGCAGAACAAGTGGTGAAGGCACACGAGCGGTTTTGGCATCATCATTGGCAGGTGCATCTGGTGTACCAGTTGAAAATAGAATTACAAGTGTTTCTTTTCCAGACAGACACTTTATTACTGCAGGTACAATAAATATATCAACAAGTCTTTTTGACCCAATGTTAGTAAGATTTTCAGACCAAGAAGATTTTACAAATTTTACAGTAACAGCCACAAATACCGCAGGAGACCAACGATTAGAAATTGGTAGTAAGATTATTTCTATGACACCTTCAAAAGACGAAACGTTAATACAAACTGATGAAGCCATTTATGGCATGACATTTGTTGGGCCACCATTTACATTTTCATTTAGATTATTAGCAGTAAATTGTGGTGCAGTTGCTCAAGAAGGTACGATTGTAGTTGACTCAAGAGCTTATTGGATAGGTAAAAGTAATTTTTTCTTATATAATGGTAGTGTTCAAGAATTACCTTGTCCTGTAAAACATTTTGTTTTTAACAGAATTAATAATGACAGACTTGATAAAACACATGTAGGTCATAATAAAAAATTTAATGAAATAACTTGGTTTTATGTAAGTACAGCAAATACAGCAACATCAAATCAAGAGCCAGATAGTTATGTTACATACAATTATTTAGAAGATGTTTGGACAATAGGTGAATTAGATAGAAATACATGGACAGATGCGAAAGGTTTTAAAACAGTACCTTTTGCTTTTGATAAAGATGGTCGTTTATATAATCACGAAACAGGTACAAGTGATGATGGTGAAGCCATGAATTGTCATATTGAAAGTGCAGAAATAGAGATTGATGCAGATGGGACAAGACAATTTTTAATTGATAGAATTATACCAGATGCAAATATGTCTGTAAGTACTAATCTATCACTTGAATTTAAAACAAGAAAATATCCAAATGCCACTGAAATAACAAAGGGACCTTTTACCGTTGCTCATAATACAGAAAAAATTAGTACAAGAGTAAAAGGTAGGCAAATTGCAATTAGATATAGTAGTTCTGGTGCAAATGATGATTGGTCATTAGGCGATTTTAGAATAAATGCACAGGCAGATAGTGTAAGATGATAAGATTACCACAACCACCAATAACATTAGCAACACCTGCAACACCAGAACAGTTTGCAATTAAATTTTTAGAAATAAATAATTATTTACAAAATTTAGTTACGACATTAGAAATACAACAAAATAAATCAGAATTTGAAACAGATAGTTCTAATACACAGGCAGATGATGATGCAACAGCAAAAGGATTTTTTTTAGGTTAATTAATGGCAAATAATTTTAAAAATGCAAAGGCTGATTTGACTACAACTGATAATACTACAATATATACATGTCCTACTGCAACACAAACAATTGTAAAAAGTATATTAGTAAATGATGATAGTGGTAGTGGTGATACAATAAATTTTACCTTAACAAATGGTGCTGATGTTTTTTCTATTTATAAAAGTAAATCTATCACAGGTAATTCAACAGTTGAATTATTAACACAACCACTTATAATACAAGAAAGTGAGATATTGAAAGCGCAAGCAACCACAGCAGGTAGATTACATGTGATTGTTAGTTTATTGGAGATTACGTAAATGGCTGAACCAACTTACGGTGCATTTGGCGATGAAATAAAAGACGAAGATAAGTCTACCTATGGTATTTATCAATTACAATCTCAGCCTATACCAGAAAATGCAGACTTAAGATTCTATGGTACAAGGGTTTTGCCATCATTAGAATTTGTGAAGTTATTACAAACTGGTGAAAAAGAATACGACCCTAATATTCCCAGTGACCAAATGCTATTTGGTAATTATCAAATACCTGCACAGCAAAGACCAGATGGTGTAATGACACCAGAAGAGGTGGCACAACAAGCATTAGAAGATACAATTTCTGCAGTAGGTGTTCAAGTAGGTGGTAATATTGGTAGGGCATTTGGAGACCCATTAGTAAAAGAAGGTGATGCTTTATCACGAGGCTTTATGTCAGCAATAGGGCAAGATACATTACCAACAGATGCGATATCTAATTATGATTTAAACAATTTTGATAGAACAGCATTTAGACTTGGGAGAATTAACGAGACAAGATTAGGTACAGGTAATAAACCATTAATTTATGCTCCGTCTTTGGCAAGTAAAACCGCTGCAAAATTATCAGGACAAGAAGATTTATTTGAACAAATTGCACCAAGTAGAAGCCTTGTAGGAATTGAAAAGGTAGGTGATACACGAGAAAATATATTTGCCTATGAGCCAGATGCAAGTTCTGCCAATCTTAAAGGAACTGATGTAGATGTAGATGCCATAAATGTTGATGCAGGTGGATTAGTTGGTAGTACAACAGCAAGACTTGCAGATTCTAGATTTCAAATGCAAGGTGTTGGTGCAGGTGTAGCAGATTTTGCTTTGGGATTAATTCAAGGTAAAGATGCAGGAGAGGCTGCAAAAACAGCAATTGGTACTGGTTTAGGTACATATATTGGTTCTGCAATAGGTGGTCCGATTGGTGCTGTTGTTGGTGGTAGTATAGGTAGAGCAATATCAGGTAGAGTAATTTGTAATGAATTATTTAGACAAAATTTAATGTCAGCCAAAGATGTACTTATAGATTTAGAATTTACGCAGAAAAGACTAACAAAACAACATATAAATGGCTATCATGCTTGGGCTATTCTTGTTGTTAAAGGTTTAAGAAAAGGTAGATTTGTAAAATTTTGGAAACATATTGCGCAACATAGATGTAACGAAATCAAATACTTACTGGGAAAAGCTGATAAACCAGATTACCTTGGAAAAATTTATAGAAAAATATTTGAACCAATGTGTTATATTATAGGATATTTTAAAAAAGAAACTGATTATACAGTTTTATACACAGGAGAAAAAAATGGCACTTGAAGATATGGGCATAAATATGCCAGAAAAAGCCAAAGAAAATCTAAAAAAACCTTCTGAAAGCATACAAATTGTTCTTATGTCAAGATTGGCTGAGATGACAGAAGAAGAATTAAAAATGCTTGACGAGGCAATAAGTCCCAGAGTTATGAATGTATTAATAAAATTATTACCAGAATTAGCAGAATTGATACAAAAAATTGGTGGTATGTCTGAGAAAGATATGCCAGAGGAGGAGCCAAAAAGAAGTAAAATGCCAGAAGAAAATATGGGTGCTTTGGCTAATGTTAAATGATTATAAGAAAAGCAACACTTTTAGATATATCAGCAATAATTTTTTTGTTACACAAAATGCATGAGGAGACTGAAATAGAAACACCAAAAATAAATTCTGTAAAATTAATCAATAAAATCAATGTCTTACTACATGATGGATTGGTATTGGTTGCTGTTGATGATAATAAAGTTGTTGGTTCTATTGCTGGTCAAATATCGCAAGATTGGTGGACAGATGAAACGCATTTGGCTGATGCGTGGTACTATGTAATGAAAAATAATAGAAAGAGTTTGGCAGGTAAAAAATTAATAGACGAATTCATTAAATTAGCAAAAAAAGCTAAATTAAAATTACGTCTTGGGCATATTTTCTCTGGTGATATAGAAAGAAAAGATAAATTTTATGAAAGGTTAGGATTTGTGAGAGCAGGTTCTGTATATATGGAGGCTTAAATGGGTGGCTTATGTACCACAACAACTGAACAATTACCTACAAGTACAGAGGTAGTTACTGGTACCAATATACCTGCCTTTGTCGCAGAAGGTGGAAAAAGAATATTTGAACAGGCAGAAGAACTGGCACAAAGCGATTTTCCAGAATATACAGGAGAAAGATTTGCCACTTATGGAACAGATGAAGAGGGAAACCCAGAACGTTTAACAGAATTAGAACGACAAGGTTTAGATATATTGGCAAATAATACTGATTTTCAAGATATCTTGCAAGATTCAGTAGATATGGCAGGTACATTAGGTCAAGGACTTGATGAAATGGACCCATTTTCAGCAGATACAGTTAATCAATATATGGGTACTTTTCAAACAGCCATAGACCCTGCATTAGATAGATTACAAAGAGAACGAGAAGACAGACAGGTTGAAAATAGGGCAGATGCAATAAGGGCAGGTGCATTTGGTGGTTCAAGATTGGGTGTAAGAGAGGCATTAACAGATGCCGAGTTTGGAAAAGCAAGTACAGATTTAGTTAAACAAGCAGGTCTTGATGCATTAACTTTTGCATCTGACAGATATGATGCAGACAGAGACGCAAGAAGAGCCGATTTTGAAACAGATGAGGCATCAAGATTAAGAGCAACAGAAACGTTATCACAATTAGCGCCTTTATCTCAAGCATTAACAGAACAAAGAGCAACTGGATTATTAACTGCTGGAGAAGCAGAAAGAACACTTGACCAAAGGGCATTAGATACAGCCTATGGTGATTTTCTGCAACAACAACAATTTCCATTTGAAATGTTGAATTTTGTACTGGGTGCATTGCAAGGCATACCATATGAGACATTGACAAGACAATTATCTACAGGCTCTCAAATTGTTAACCAACCAAGTATTTATGGCCAGACAGTTGGTGCATTAGGAGCATTAGGTGCATTATATGGATTAGGTAAAAAATAATGGCAGAAACAGATTTTACAACGACACAAAATTTCTTAAATACAACTCTTGGTGCATCTGGTACAAATATTGGCGATATAACCAGAGGTGCCTTGGGACCTTTAGTACGAAGAGCCTTACAACCAAGTACAGTTTCAGACAATACATTGAAAAACCTAGCACTTTTACAAGGTTCTTTAAGAACAATAGCAGAGGCAAGTAAACCCGGTGCTACAGGTCTTGGTGCAATATCTACTGGTATTGGAGCAGGTGCAAAAGATTATTTAGATAGAAAAAAAGTACAACGTGTAGAAGATTTAACAAAATTAAGCACTGGTTTAAGCTTGTTAAAAGCACAGGGCGATACAACCAAACCTTTTTCTGTTACAGCAAAAGAAGATGTTTTAATTAGAGGTCAGAATGTACCAGCAGGTAAATCTACATTAATAACACAAGGTGAATTTTCACGTTTACCAGATGATATAAAGTCTAAATTATCACTTGCTTCAGAAAAAAAAGATAGTGAAAAATTACAACCATATGGTGTTGTAGATACTGACCTAATGAGGGCAGACCCATTGTTTACAAATTTACAAATTTCTGCAAATGGTAATGTTCTATTAAATGAAGAAGATGCTAAATATGCAAATAAAAAAGGTTTTATAATTAAGGCATATCCACCACAAATTGCTGGATTTGATAAAGAGGTTTTTGGTGCAATAGAAAATCAACAAAATAAACTAGCACCTGCATTAAAAGCACATAAAGAGGTGCAAAGAGCCTATGAGAATATTAAGGGATTTTATGATAACGAAGATGCGATTAGTGATTATGGTTTAGCAGTTGGTTTTGCAAAGATACTTGACCCAACATCTGTGGCAAGAGAATCAGAGGTGCAATCAGTTGCAAGTGCAGGTTCTATTACTGCATCTTTAAAAGCACAAATTATAAATGCCTTACTGGGAACTGGTAAATTATCAAAAGGCATAAGAAAACAAATATATAATGCAACGATAAAAATTTATGCTGATAAAACAAAAAGATTTAATAAAGTTATAGATGGATTTAAAAGTAGTGCTGATAAACTTGCAGGTGCAGGTGCATCAGATGAAAAGAAACAATCAGCTTTTGAATTTATTGCACCCGGATTTACTGTAAAAGAAAATTTTGACGATATAATGGCGCAACAAGTTGATATTACTGACGTAGATAAAAATGAGGGTACAGGTTTAGGTGATGCAAAAATAATTATTAACCCACAGGTATTAAAAAGAACGACAAAAACATTTTTACTACAATTAATACAAAATGCAGAAGTATTTAAAATAGACGATGCACAACTAGAACTTATTGAAAAAGAATTAGATAGCAGGGATAATTAATGAGTGAAACAGCAACAAGATTAAGAAAAAAATATGGCATAAAAGAGCCATCTATTAACTATAAAGATGTTGCTCGTATGTTTTTTGGTCAAGGTTTAGGTTTTAGATTTGGTGACGAAGCAATAGGTACACTTCGTGGTTATCTTGACCCAGATTTAACCATAGATGAAGCCATTGCAGAAGAAAGAGCAGAAGTTGAAAGAATACAAAGACAGTTTCCTAAAACATCTATGGCATTAGAGATTGGTGGTGCATTCGTACCCGGTTTAACATTAAGTATTTTTTCTGGTGGCACTATGGCACCTGTAACTTTAGGTAGAATGGCAACAGTTGGTGCAGGTAGTAGTTTTGTATATGGATTAGGTGGTAAAGAGGGTTCAACAATAACAGAACGAGTTATGGATAAACCTGCAGAACTGGTTGGTGAGACATTAACAGGTGCTGTTGCAGGTCCATTGGCTGCAAAAACAATGCAGGCAATAGCAGGAGCAGGTAAGGCCATTGCTCAACCAATATTAAGAAAAATTAAAGGACAAGTAGGTAACAAAGCTGAAAAAGAGTTGCAAAGAATAGCAGAAGAATCTGCTGTAAGTATAGATGACATAATTGCTGGTGTTGCCCAAGGTAAAATAATTCCAGAAATCAGTCCAGAATTGGCTGCAAATATTAAAGCGTTATATTCTAAAGGTACCAGAGGTGCTGGAGAAATTGCTAAAAAATTAGAAGAACGTGCCATAAAAAAACCTGCTGAGGTATTTAGTGGCATACAAAAAGATTTATCTGGTAGTGCAGAAGGTAATGTAAAAAAATTATTTCAAGCAAATCAAAGTGCTTTTGCTAGTGCAGAAAGTAAAGCATATAATGAAATTTACGATAAATTTAAAAATTTTAAATCAAACAATTTAAATTTAGCTATTTTACAGATTGCCAATATAAATAGAAGCTTAAGGTCAAAAATGAATGAGCTACATCGTGCTACAGGTGGTGATGGAAATTTATTTAAGATAGATGATAAAGGTGTTTTAACGTTAACAGGTGATGTTAGTTTAGAGATGGCAGAGAAAATTCGTGGTATTTTATTTGATAGACAAGCAAGATTGTTTAAAGATGGCGACGGAACACTTGGTAAAGAAGTAAGATTACAAGAAAATGCCTTGAGAAAAATTATTGATGATATATCGCCAGACCTTAAACAAACAAGATTAAATTGGTCTAATTTAAAAAAAGGTAATGATAATTTTAAAATAGGTGAAACCATCTTTAATAAGAGTGCTGATGATGCAGAAATTATTATTGATAATATTTTAAGTACAGGTAATACAAATGCGATAGAAGGCTTAAAACTTGGTGCATTATCAAATATTAGAAAACTTGCATCTGGAAATAGAAAAGCCAATTTTATTAATCAATTAGTAAAAACAGAACCACCATCACGAGAACGAATTATTTTAAGTAAACTTTACCCACAAGAATCTTTAGAAGAAATTTTAAATAAAGCTGATGTTGCAGCAGGCGCCCTTATGGCAAAAGGTAAAATACTAAATACAACAATTACAGCACCAACCTTAGAAAAGGCAAAAAGAATTGGTACATCATTTACTTTATCTGATGCAGGAGATGTAATGGACCTTTTACAAGGTACTGTTGGTGGTGGTATGAGGTTAATTAGAAAAATATTGCCGGGTAAATCAGCACAACTTTCAGATAGTCAACTTGCACAAGTGGCAAAATTAATATTACAAGAAGATGTAGAGTTACTAAAAAATTCTTTAAGAGATAAAAGTGCAAGGGATATGTTAACTAATAAAGTTGAAAGGGTTATAGATAGTATAATTGGTGGTACAGTAACAGGTACTGCACCTCTTGCAGATGAAGATATTAATATTACAGGGTCAGCACAAGCATCAGAATTTTTACAAGATGTTCCAATGTCTGCACGTAGAAAAATATTAGATTCACTTGATATGACATGATGTGGGGAGTAATTTTAGAATATATGCCTAGACCATCAATAGAAAAAGTAAAATCACAAATAGATACACACGAGGCTGTATGTGCAGAACGTTGGAAAGAAACTATATTACGAATAAAACGTATTGAACACATAATGATAGGAACAGCAGGGACGACTATAGTTTTATTGGTGGGATTATTGGTGAGGTAGAAAATGGAACCTGCAACTATTGGCATATTATTGGCAGGTGCTACCAAATGTGTTGATTATCTTAAACAAGGTATTGCATTAGGCAAAGATATATCTGAAATGACAAATCAAGTTTCTACTTTTATGCAAAATAGTAGTGATATTGAACATTTAGAGAAACGAGCCAAGAACCCTACATTTTGGCAATCTATGTTTAATAGTGAGAATATAGAAAAAGTTGCAGTTGATAGTTTGATTGCCAAGAAAAAAATGCAAAAACATAGGCAAGATTTAAAAAATATAATTATGATGTCGTATGGTCCATCTGGTTGGAACGAATTGTTAGCCTTAGAAGGTAAGATACGAAAAGAACGAGCAGAATTTGTTCATAAAAAACAAGAACAAAGAGATAAGATAATTAATGTTATTGCCATAATAGGTTTAACAATTACAATAATTGGTTTTTTTGTTCTTATATTTTTTCTATGGAAGACAAATAAAAATTAATCGGTGGTATGCTTATCCTCGCCCTTCACATACCAATTTAAGGTGGGGGTGGGAGAAAGAGAGCCAAGAGGCTACTTTTCTTGCGAAGCCCAATTCCATCTTTACAAGATATAATTTAAATCATTAATATAGGTATGGTTAAAATTACATCTTATAATATTTCTAACAGATAATATATTCTATGCCAAACCTTTTCTATTAATCAACTAATGTGATTAATGTTATTTTATGTCTATCTGAAACCATCATACGAACATCTTGCTCAGATTTTGCCTCTATCATAAATTCTAAATATTTACCACTATGTGGCATATCTGGTAAATCTTCGTATAAACGTATCTTTACATAATACCTATTATCCATTTAAACCTCCATTATCAAGTTTACAACTGGTCTGGCAGGTGGTGTGCAAACTGCATATATTGCAATGCGTGCCAATTTATTTTTATTTAATACAGCATCTCTAAATTTGATTGCATCTTTAATATTAAAAAATTTAGTCTTTTCATATTGACCTCTATCAACCAATTCAGTTACTGAGTAATGGTCAATGTATTGTAAGGTTTCTTTATCGTGTTCATAAATATTCATTTTGTTACCCTTACCTCAATATATTCTATTTCAATTTTGTTATTGTGTAATTTCTGAAGTCTTTTTAATTCTGAAATCGGACTGTCACATGTCCAAAATTCTACATCGCCATCTGGATATTTTAGTTTAATATATTTATTTGTATCTATTAAATTTTCGTTCTTCATAATCTTTCTCCCATAAAAGTTAGTAACATTTTATATAAATTAGTAGTAATATCAACCAATTAATGTATAATAAAGTTGCATCTGGTTGGGGAGTACTCCAAAAATTTCGCCGAAGATTCATAATACTCCCCAACCCCTTTATCTCGTTATCTTAACTGCACATTGTACTTGAACCACAATAGGTATATAACGACCAGTTACTTGTACCCTACCATGATATAATACAGCCCTTAAATCAGCAGAATGGCAATCTTGAATGGCAGTAATAACTTCTTGTCTTGTCATCTGAAATATTTGCCTATCATGCATCAATTTTGCTACACCATCTGAGGACATATTTTTTGGTATTACCGTGCCAAGTTTTACCTCTGCAACTTTATTTTTTGGGGAACTGCTACAAGCAGTTAACCCCAATATAATTAAAAGATATAATAGTTTCATTTTTCCCTCCCTAAGCATCTTCTAATTCTTTCCAATTATCAGAATTGACCATATCTGAAACCAAAGTTTGTCTATCTATTTCTACAAGATATTTTTTTGTATCGTCTCTTTGTATATCTGCAAGATGTGTAGACCATGCAGTTGCAGATTGATATGCACACCATAGAGAGCCTTTAGCATCAGCCCTACCATAATCACCTTGACCATGTAATTGTGCTACCTCTTGGTCGTATAATCCCATTAAAATAGATAATTGCTTTTTATTGGTTTCATTAATACCTGCCATTTTAGAACCTTTAGATAGTTTTTGCTTGGCAATAGTAGATTGAAACAGGTTTTTTACCTGTTCATCTTCTACTGGTATATCCCACCAATTTTTAAATCTTTCAGTTTCATCTGTAACTGCCTTAATAGCATTTGTAATCTTTTTATTAGATGACTCAATATCAAAAGATTTAGTATGTCTATTTGATGTATATGCCAATTTTTGACCAGTAACCAATGTATTAAAACAAACATGATTTAACCAACCAAAGAAAGCTTGAAATTTCCATCTACCATTATATGAATTTCTGGCAACATATTTTAAAGATAAATTATGTTTACCAATAGTAGTATTATGGTCTGGTAATAATAACTCCATCTTTGCCATTGCACCATTTTCATAAGATTGAATATTCATTTCAGCATCTTTAAAAGATACTCCTGCAATCTTCATTTGCTCGATTGCACCACCAAAACAATCTTTATGTAGAATTGGCTTATATTTTGATTTAACAATACCCAAAGGTTCAGATGTATCGGTTCTTACCAATTTCTGTCCCATCTCTAATGGAATATCATTTATTGGCAAAATAGATATTGGAAAATCTACCTTTGCCATCTCGTCTTTAAAAAATTTAGTATCTAACATAATTGTCTCCTTTTTTATTTTATGATACAAGGAGGAATAACCTTACATTCCTCCGTTGGGTTATAGGGGGAGGTGGCTACCATGCCACTTCCCATCTGTGTAAGTCTTCAATAGAAACACCGATACTTTTTGCCAATAATTTATTTTTAACAAAATTCTCAGCCTCTTTATCTGCTCTTCTTTGATTTTCATTTTTTATTTCTTGAATGAACTCATCTAAGATTGATTGCAATTCTTCTATTGAATATTCATCAATATCAAGTCTATATCGTGAACCATGTAATTCTTTTGAAATATCTGATATTGATTGATATATCATATCTTTTTCAAACTTCTCTATTGTTGGGTAATGTTTAGAATAATATTCTTTTTCCCAATCTGTTAAAGAATAACCTTTATATTCTTCAATATATTTTAAGATTTTTTTGTTCATAATCTTTCTCCCATAAAATTGATTATAGTATATATATAATTTATATTTGTAAATATTCAACACTAAAAAGGTATTTTTTTTACATTTATACATTATTCAGATTTAAAATTGTAATCTTTGGTTACTTTCCCTAGTTCTGCGTTACCAACGACCATATCTTTAATCCATATCTTTTTATACACATTACCATCTTTATCTCGCAGGTGCCTCATATGACCTCGTCTTTCATGCTCTCTTTTAGGATTACCCTTGCCAGTAAATGTAGTTTTATATATTTTTCTGATACCAGATTTTGGCACAATAACATTTAATACATAATAAGAATTTCTAGGAACTCTTTTACCAAGAACAGTATGAACAATTTTAGAATTAGGTTCTACAAACTCTTGTTCATGTAGATTTTGATTTATTAAAGATAATAAACTAATCATAAATCTTGTATCGCCCTCCATAGAAACCAATGCAGTAGATTCATGGTCTTGTATTTCTTTCATAGTATATCCCTCTTTGAACTTCCATTCTGGTATAGACCAATGCATTGATGAACTTTGTGCCAAACTCAATCTGTAACAAATTTGTTTGAAACAATTAAATTCGTGATTACCTTCGTATTTAATTACCTTTTCTAAAAATTTTAAATAACCTTTTTGATTGCCTAATTTTTGTTTTTCTTCAAGAGTTAATAAAAATTTTCTAGGTATATATTTATAAGAGTAATTTCTACCTAATAATTGTGTACCTACACAGAACGATTGTATCATCATGTCCATTGGTGTTGTGGGTCTACCTTGTTCTGGCATTTCATCTAATAACTGAATTCGTGCAATGGCATCTTCCCAATTTGGGTCTGTATCTTCTAATGTAAAACACATTGTAGGTGTAAAATATTTATTTGGTAATTCAGATGATGACCATTTTTCTTGATTTACTACATTTTCACCAGTAAACCACCAGTTTTCGTATAAATAATAATCTTCATCTAAACGATTTTTAAATTTTTTAATATGATAACCAACCCTCTGTGGATATCTGCTAGGTCTTGTATCATCTATTTCTTTGCCATGTTTTTTTGCATAATTCTGCATTATCTCTTGTCTTAGATTTTCATTCCATTCAAACCAAACATTTTCAAATGGAACTCTGGCATAATCAAGTAATTCTAATATTACAGATGGCTTTGAAAGTGAAATATCCCAAGCATTTTCTATCATGTTGTCTGAAATTACAAATTTCTTTGCATCAACAAATTCAAATTGTTTTTGTCTTATCTTTGAATCTGCAATTCGCCCTCCTTGATAGAGGGCTAATGCTCTTTTTGGTTGTGTTAATGCAGATAGGATTTCTGAACATAAAATTGGTCTATTCATGTGAACCCTCCCAATGTTTAATATATAGGTCTGTAAAATATTCTACAAAATCATCTAAATCTGCATAATCAAAAGGTAAAAGATTTCTTTCGTACCATTTTGTATATAATGATTTTGCCTTTTTCTCTACTTCTTCGTGATGTGAAATATTTTTAATTGTATTTTCTATTTCTTTATCCATCTTTTTTTCCATATGATTTTTAAATGCTTGACCACCCATTATATTTTCCTCCCTAATAAATCTTCTAATGAACGTCTGTTGTGTTCATCTTGAATTTTTGCGATTTGTTTATTTTTTTCATTTATCAAATCTTGGATATGTGATTGGATTGTACTTCGTGAATAACCAAAACATACAGATTTTATTTCTTCTAGTTTTTTTACATCTTCGTAAAGTTCTATTATCATTTTCTTTCTCCCAATAAAATTAATGATAGTTTTAAGGTAATATCAGTAGCTATTATGTCAATCATAAATTTTATAATTATAAAAACTTTTTTTTCTTGACATTTTAAACGATTACTAGAGTTAGAACCTCTGTAAAAATTATTTTTTGTTTAATCATACATAGGTATAGAAGAAAGACTGGTAGCCTCTTTATACCTTGATAGCTCTAATATTTGCAGACATTGTTTGCCAAGCATCTATTTTGGCTTTTGCTGATTCTCTTAAAAATTTTAATCGTTCATAAGTAAAGGTTGCTTCTTTAATTGCATCTAAATGTTTTTTATATTCTTGTTCAGCATATGCTTCTCTCTCTTGACCAGAATATGCCAGTTCTCCATGTTTTTTCATTAAGATTGCTTTTAAAGATTTTCTATATTCAGTAACATAAATTAATTCTGCTCTTGCCTTTGCACATTCAGTAGAACTGTCTCGTAAATAATCTACTGCTTTTTGTACTTCTTCTTCAGTAATTTTTTCAGTTTCCATATTTGTCTCCAAAAATACTTTTATAAATAGCATTTACAATAACTACATATTCTTTTTGTTTGTATTTTGATATGTCAATTTCAGTTATTAAGTCCTTGAATTTACTTATTTTTTCTTCCATAGATACTCCTAGTTTAAATGAATACCACAAAGATTGTGATACGATACGACCATAATCCTCTGGCAACTTAAATAATTGCCAAAATGTATCTTCGTTACCATGTTTATCATGTAAATGTGCATGATGTCTTTGGCACAGAGGAATACAATTATTATCGCCTGCTTTTAAACCCATTCCCCTATATCCGTCCCATGGTTTTAATAAATGATGTGCTTGAACACCACCACTGCAACGATAAGTTGAATGATTATGTAACGAACATTCTCTGTTCGCTACAAAAATCATAAAGTTTTTATTACGTATCGGTTTGTGTTTTAAGTTCATCATACCTTGCCTTTAACATATAACAGGCAAATGACTTACCTTTACTCGTTACCATTTCAGTAATAATATCTAAACCCTCTTTTCGCAATTCATAAATAATTGCACTTAGTCTAAATGCACCATAAACATTTAAAGCATAATATGGTGTTATCATATTCATGCTTTCTAAATATCTTTTAACATTTTCATGTTGTGTAAGATTTTCAGAACCAGTTGGTGCATCTGACCTTTGGCTTATTGGGTGTGATTTTACTTCAGATAATATTAAATCTTTTATTTGCATCATTTTCTCCCTTTAAAATGGTATATCGTCATCAATTTTAATGTCGTTATCTTGATTATTGTTGTCTTGTTTATCTTCTACCTTTCTTGAATTATCTTCTTGAAATGCCCTTACTTTTAAACTTACATAGGCATTTTTTCTTTCCGATATTTCTTTCCATGCAGAAATTGTAAAACCACCATTATCAATAATATTATTTACAACACCCTTTGCATCTGGCTCTTTATCATTTACCTTATTGGCATTTTCTTTAATCGTGCCAATTTCTCTAAATATGCCAACCATTTCTTTTCCATCTTTATTTAGTCTTTTTATACCAACAATTCGCATATCGTTCCCATCAATGTTTAATTTACCTTGTTGGATTAATTTCCATTCTGGTTCATTGTTTGGGTCTTTTGGTATTGTATAAAGAACACCACTATTGGTGTTATCATATTTCTTTATGTTATCCATTTTTATCTCCCTTTCCACTTGCTTGGTTTCCATCATCATCTTGTCCCAAACCATATAAGGCTTGTAGACCATATCTTTTTGCATATGTTATGGCTGAACCCATTTTTTGTGGGTCATTATCATTATCTTTTACCAATACTGGTACTCTACAACTTAATGTATTGTCTTTATCATCAATGTGCCAAATAATTGTTTCAACATAAATATCTCTTTCTATTGCTTGAACATTTGTTATTGAATTGGTGCCATCTTTTGCAATATCTTTTCTTTGTTTATCAATTATATGTCTTGAATAATCTACTATTTGCGAAAATGCCAAACCAAATTGTGATGCTTGATTTACAGCATTTATAATAGAAGTTAAATCTGCATATGTTGATTTAAAATAAGGATTATTCTTATCTTTCAATGCTTGTACATTTAACTTTTGAAACTTATTTAATGCTTCAACAAGTGTTTTAGGGAATTGATTATCTTGTTTTATAGATACAGATGCATCTACAATTTCTTCAATAATCGTCTGGTCTTTTGCCAGTTTTTTTTCTTCGTTCTTCATAAGTACCTCCATGCTTGAACTTTTTGTTTTACTTCATTTATCGTATTTTCTGACCACTTCCAATCGTCTGCATCTGGCAGAACCATAGAAGCTAATTCTTGTTTATCATTACTGATACTCAAAAATTTCATCATACCTAAGGCAACTTCTTTTATTTGCTTTTGGTAAATTTCTAAATTTTCTAATTTAAAGGCATTACATTTCTGTGGTGTTGCATAAAACACCTCTGTCTCATGTGTTGGGTAAGCCATTTTATATATTGCTAATTGTCTTTTATTTGATTCTGATGCCTTAGAAGGCAATCTTGCAGATGTTTTTAAATCAACAATTATACCATCAAATATAAAATCTATATATCCAATTATAGGTATTGGCAGTTCATCAAATTGAACTTCAATCTTTTCTTGATAACCTAATAATGTTTCGTATTTAAAATTTCTTTCTAATATTTGTGCATAACTTTTTAATTCTTTATGTTCTTTTTGTCTTTTTTCATTTTCCCAATCAATCCCATCAAAGTTACACAATTCTGTAAATTTATTTTCTATTTCAAATATATCTAAAATTCCATCTGTGTATTTTTTTGCAAGACCATGTTCTACTGCAGTACCTCTATGCATAGATGCAGAACTTTCACCTTTTATATTAAATAGTTTTTCTGCAATAAATTTAGATGGACTTTGAATCCAAGTGGAAATTGAACTATGTGATAACCAAAATAAATTATGATTATTAAATGGATTGTTACTTTTCATTCTTCGTTCTTCTTTCTTCATTTATGTGGCAACTCAAAAAACAATCAATAAGGCGAAATTCTTTAAGTTGCCACGGACTTTATGTTAATATACAAACTAATACCTTTTTTGTGTATGTCAACCTTAAATGTGTTTACAATTAAAAAAAAATAATTTAATAATAATTATGCGATTGAAAGTTTATATAAAACAAAATGGTTATAGTTATAAGAGTTTTGCATATGCACTTGGTACTCACTATAGAAATGTTGAGTCGTGGGCGAAAGGCGATAGACTGCCTAGATGGGCTGAAGCAAAAAAGTTATTTGAATTTACTAATTATCAAGTAAATGGACAAGATTTATATGAAGAACAAATACAACGCAAAGAAGCAAATTTACAAAGGAATAAAATTTGATTCAAAAAAAGAATTGGCGAGATACTTAATATTGGAACAGATGCAAAATAAAAATTATATTTCAAATTTAGAGATACACCCAGTATTTCCATTAATGGTAAATGGCAAAAAGATTGGTAGATATACTGCCGATTTTAGATATAATAATAATAAGGGAGAGGTTGTAATTGAAGATGTAAAGTCAAAAGCAACCATAACAAGAGATTATAGGCTTCGTAAAAAGATTTTAGAAACCTATAATCCACCAATTTATATAACGGAGGTATTGTGAGTTGGTCAGCACTTGAATGGGCTAGTAAACAAAAGGTTGGCAGTTCACCTAGAAAGTTTGTTTTAGTTACATTGGCAAATTTTTGTGATGATGAAAATAAATGTTTCCCAAGTATAAAAACAATAATTAAAATGACAGAATTATCTGAGTCTACTGTAAAGAGATGTATAAAAGATTTAATTGATGCCAAATTAATTTTAAAAGAAGAACGATTTGAAAATTTATCTGGAGAAATAACAAGACAAACAAGTAATATGTATTATTTACAGGTTGATACCCATGGGGTCCAGAGTGATACCCACCCCAGTATCACCATGAAACCCCATATAACCAATAATAAAGAACCAAATATATATACTAAAGATTTTGATGATTGGTGGAATGTTTATCCAAGAAAAGCAGGTTCAAAAAATAAAGCATTTACTATCTATAAAAAAATAATTGATAAAGAAATTGATAAAGACGAGTTATATTCTAAAACTATTAAATATAAACAAAGTGTTCATGGCACAGAACAAAGGTTTATACCTCACCCAACCACATGGTTAAATGGGAAAAGGTGGGAGATAATAGAGGAGAAAGATAACACAGTTAATTTAAATCAATTAGTGGGGTAAAAGATGCAAATAAAAGAACAATTACTTAATGAAGGTATTAGAATAGAAAGATATGGACAGACGAAAACAGTTTGTCCCAAATGTTCACATACAAGAAGAAATACAACAGAACCTTGTTTATCAATAAATGTAGAACATGATATTGCAGTTTGGCATTGCCATCATTGTGATTGGAAAGGCTCTGTATACGATAGGGAAAAAAAAGATTATGTAGTAAAGAAAGAGCCAAAGAAAGAAAATGTTGTACCCTTTGTGCCAGACAATAAAAAATTATCTGAAGAAGCAAGAGATTGGCTTAAAAAACGAGGTATATCTACACAAATCGCAATAGAAATGGGATTATATACATCAAACGAGAAATTGTGCTTTCCCTACTTACATGATGGAAAAACTGTAAATATAAAATTTAGAACAAAAGATAAAAGATTTCATCAATCAAAAGATGCATTAAAGACATTATACAATATAGATGGTTTATATAAACATTGGCTTGAAAATGAAGATACACCTATAAAGAAACAAATAATCTTCGTAGAAGGCGAGATGGACGTTTTAACAATGGTTGAATGTGGTTTTACCAATGCTGTCAGTTTACCAGATGGTGCACCTAAAACACCAAAGTTTGATTTGCAAGATAAAAGATTTTCTGCGTTTGAACAAAGCGAATGGATATTTGATGCTGAAGAAGTAATCATAGCGACCGATAATGATGATGCAGGAAATTCCCTTAAACTTGAGTTGTTGCATCGTTTTGGCAGGGATATATGTAAAGTTGTTCATTTTCCTTTGTATAACGATAGTTCATCTGAAGAACTTAAGCAAATTAAAGATGCGAATGAATGTCTTGTAACATTTGGTAAAGAAAAATTACTTGAATGTATTTATGGTGCAAAAGAATTTCCAATAGAAGATTTGCATTCTGCATCAGAATATAAAGACGAAATACAAAATATCTATGATGGAAATGTACAAAGAGCTATTTCTACTGGTTTTGATAAATTAGATGAAATATATAAAATTATGCCATCTACATTTAATTTAATAACAGGCATACCTAATCATGGAAAAAGTAATTTTCTTGACCAAATATTAATGAATTTGGCAGAATCACAGAATTGGAAGTTTTTAATTTATTCACCAGAACATTCTACAAAAAACCATTTAAGAAGATTGCTTGAAAAAAGATGTAGAAAGCCATTTGATATTGGTGTTTATGAAAGAATTACACAGGAAGAATTAAATGCAGGTTTAGATTATTTAGATGTACATTTTAAGTTTTTAGAAGTGAATGAAGATTTGCCTACGATAGATTATATACTTAAAAAGGCAAAAGCCTCTAAACAAAGGTATGGAATTAAAGGTTTGGTCATAGACCCTTTTAATCAAATTTCTGCCGACAGAGAGGGAAATAAACGAGAAGATGAGCATATTCGTGATATCATTGCTAAATGCCAACAATTTGCAAGAAACCATGATGTAATTATATTTATGGTTGCACACCCACATAAATTACATAGAAACGATGCAGGTATAATACCACCACCAGACCTATATCAAGTCAGTGGTTCTGCACATTGGGCTAATATGTGTGATGTTGGATTGGTAATCCATAGAGATTTTGAAAACAATTCTACAAAGATAATAACAAGAAAAATTAGAGAACAAGGTGTATATGGTGAGATAGGGCAAAGAGAATTTGCATTTAATTACAGGACTAGATGTTATGAGTAAGGCAATCAAATATACTGTAAATATCAAACCTCCATATAATAAATCACTTCAATGTGGAAAATGTAATGAATATGTTTGGTTCCCATTTTGGAGATATGTATTTAAATCAAAATGTAATTGTAAAAGGTTATCTAAATATGAATAAAACAATATCGGACATATTTGATAATGGTTTGACCAAAGAAGAACAAGCAATTGTTGATAAAAAATACGAAGAATTAATGTTAGGTATAAAAAAGGTTGATTATAAATTATATCAAAAAATGCAATCAGAAGTTGTAACATATGAAAAGTTTATGCAAATCAAAGAGTTAGAGGATAAAGGTTATGTGTTAGATGATGATAGCCAACTTAAATTAATTTAGGAGCAGAATATGAAAGTAGAAATGATAGATATTAAAAAGATAAAACCTTACGAAAATAATCCTCGAAAAAATCAAAACGCAGAAAAAATAGCCAAATCACTAGAAAAATATGGCTGGAGACAACCTATTGTCGTTGATAAAGACTATGTAGTAATTGTGGGGCATACGAGATTAATGGGTGCTGAGTATCTTAAAATGAAAAAAGTACCAGTTCATGTTGCACATGATATGAAAGAAGAACAAGTACAGGCATATAGAATAGCAGATAATAGATTGTCCGAAGATAGTACTTGGGATTATGAGTTACTTAAATTTGAAATGGATATGTTGAGTGATTTAGGTTTTGATTTAGATAATCTAGGCTTCGACCAACAAGAACTGGAAACAATTGTTTTTCAACCAGACCATAATTCAAGGGATTGGTTAGATACTGAAGAACATTGGCAGGATATGCCAAGCTTTGACCATGAAGACCAATCGCCTTATAAATCACTAACTATAAATTTTGTTAACAAAGAATCTATGGACAAATTCTTTCAATTAATAAAACAAGATTATACAGATAAAACAAAATATATTTGGTATCCAAAGATAGAAAAGAATGTAATAAAAGATAAGGCATTTGGTGCATAAAATGGACGATACATATGAAATAAATGCTAATGCTAGAAAAAGCATAAAAAATGCAAAAGAATACATTGAAAAGATAAAAAACAATTCAAGTTCTCACCAAATGAAAATATCAGCAATACATTATATGGGATTACGAGCAAAGTCTGAAGGTAAAAAGAAAATTTATCAAATTCTTAGAGAGGGAAAACAGAAATTAAGAAAAGAATATATATTAAAATTTATTAAGAAAAATGAGGCTATATTAAGTGAATAACCCTGTATTTCATATACCAGATGCATTATTAAGCCTTTTAAGTTTACATACAAATGTACTTGCAAAAAGAGATAAGACAGCAAATGAAAATTCTGAGGGATATTCTATGGGAGTATATGCAGATGATGTATTTGAAACTTTGTTACTACTTTTAAAACCAGAATTAGAAGGTTTATCTGGTGTTAAATTAATTCCAACATATTCTTATTTTAGAAAATATTATAAAGGTTCTGGCATAGTAAAACATGTGGATAGAGAGGCTTGCGAGTACAGTGTATCAATTTTATTAGATTGCGCTGAACCAGAGAAACCTTGGGAAATTTTTATAGATGAAAAACCTTATGAATTAAGAATTGGTGAAGGTGTTATGTATAAAGGCATAGAACAAATACATTATAGAAACCCTTGCCCCATGAAATATAGTTCGCATGTTTTTTTACATTATGTAAATGCAGATGGAAAATATAAAAATTTTGCTTACGATTTAAGAAAAGATTTACATACAGCAAGCACAACAAATATTGGAGATTGATTTGTCAAACCATATGCACCAATTCCCCATCTATATACCATCTAAAGGCAGAGCAGATACTAGATTAACTATTAAAGCATTAGAAGAAATGGGTGTTCCATATACAGTTGTTGTTGAAGAACAAGAGTACTCAGAGTATGCGAAGGTGGTGGCGAAGAAAAATATACTCGTGTTAGATAAGACATATCAAGACGATTACGATACTTGTGACGACTTAGGCGATAGAAAATCTAAGGGACCGGGACCTGCTAGAAACTTTATATGGCAACATTCTATAGATAGAGGTTATAAATGGCATTGGGTTATGGACGATAACATCAAATGTTTTAGAAGATGGCAAAATAACCTAGAGATTAAATGTATAGATGGCACACCATTTAAAGTGATGGAAGATTTTGTACTGAGATATAAAAATATTGGCATGGCAGGACCTAATTACACATTCTTTGTAATAGATAAATGGGCACATCAATATGGACCTTTCACAGTTAATACAAGGATATATTCATGCAATTTAATTAGAAACGATTTACCTTTGGCTGAGAGATGGAGAGCAAGATACAACGAAGATACTGACTTATCTTTAAGAATACTTAAGAAAGGTTGGTGTACAGTACAATTTAATGTGTTCTTACAAGAAAAGGCTAATACACAAACACTTAAAGGTGGTAATACAGATGAGTTCTATGCTGAAGAAGGTACTATTCCTAAATCTAATATGCAGATGCGATTACACCCAGATGTAACAAAGCTTGTGTGGAGGTATGGTAGACATCATCATTATGTTAACTACAATAAATTTAAAAGAGAAAATAAACTTATATTTCGTGATGATTATAAACCTAAAAAAGGTGTAAATAACTATGGTTTGAGGCTCAAAAAGATTGCAGATTAATTATTTTTCGTGGTATATAAAAAAAGATGAATGAAATTAAAAAGATAAAAGCACCAAAAAAACCAAAAGGTAGGCCAAAAATAGAATTAAACTTAGTAGAATTAGAAAGACTAAGCACACTAAACTGTACCATGGAAGAAATCGCTTTGTTTTTTGATGTGCCTTTAAGAACATTAGAACACAAGTATACACACGAACCAGAAGTAAGAAAAGCAATAGATAAAGGCAGAGCCAGTGGTAAATTATCATTAAGAAGAAAACAAATACAAATTATGGACGAAAGCAATAATGCCACAATGGCGATTTGGCTTGGCAAACAAATATTAGGGCAAACAGATAAACAAGAGATAACACAAGATATTAACATAGAAGAGAGAAAGGTACTTGATTTAAGTAAGCTATCAGATAATGAACTCAACACTATTGAAAGAGCACTTAAATACGCTGTCGTTGAACCAAGTGAGGGCGGAGAAGATGAGACGCTCCCTAAAATTGTTCATAAAAGAAGCATGGCCGACAATAGAGCCAAATAGAATTTATAATGATAATTGGCATATTGATGCAATCGCAGAACACTTACAGGCAGTCGTAAACGGAGATATTAAAAGACTAATTATTAATATTCCACCTAGACACATGAAGTCTATATCTGTATCCGTTGCATTACCTGCATGGACATGGACAATAGACCCAACAAAAAAATTCTTATTTGCATCATATGCCTTGATGTTATCAATTAGAGACAGTGTTAAATGTAGACGATTAATAGATAGTTCTTGGTATAAAGATACATTTGGTAATCAGTTTCAATTAACAACAGACCAGAACCAAAAACAACGATTTGAAAATGATAAAACAGGTATGCGAATCGCCACATCAGTTGATGGCGCTTTAACTGGTGAGGGTGGTGATATAATTATAATAGATGACCCACATAATGTAAGAGAAGCAGAATCTGGTGCAGTTAGAACATCAGTACTTGAATGGTGGGACCAAGCAATGCAAACAAGATTAAACGACCCAAAGAATGGTGCATTTATTGTAATTATGCAAAGAGTACATGAGAATGATTTAACAGGTCATATACTGGCAAATGAATTTGAAGATTGGGACCATCTATGTTTACCTGCCAAATATGAGGCAAACCACCCTACACCAGTAAAAAGTACATTAAGATTTAAAGACCCAAGAACAAAAGAAGGTCAATTATTATGGCCACAAAGAATAGATAGTAGAACATTAGATAATTTAGAAAGAAGTTTAGGTACGTATGGTGCCTCTGGTCAATTACAACAAAGACCAATGCCTAGAGGTGGTGGTATTTTGAAGGCAGATTGGTGGGAACCTTGGTTAGAAGAAGATTTGCCAAACATTGAATATTTGATACAATCATATGATACAGCTTTTTCAACAAAGGAGAAGTCATCATATTCAGCAAGAACAACATGGGGAGTATTTAAGCAAAATGGATATTATAACGCTATCGTTATTGATATGTGGTACGATAGGGTTTCATACCCTGACCTCAGGCGAATAGCACAAGAAGCATATGAAGATTACGAGCCAGATGTTGTCTTAATAGAGAAAAAGGCAAGTGGACAAAGTCTATTACAAGATTTAAGAATGGCAGGTGTACCAGTTTTAGAATATATGCCAGATAGAGATAAAGAAGCTAGAGCACATGCCTGTTCTGCATTATTAGAAGATGGTCGCATATTCTATCCTGCAGGTAAAAAGTGGGCTAAAAACCTTATAGATATATGTTCTGCCTTTCCAACTGGTGATAATGATGATATAGTTGACACATGTACTCAAGCATGGTTAAGGTTGAGAAAAGGTTGGTTTATCACTCATACTACAGACTATGAGGAAGATGAGTTAACAGAAAGAAAGCGATTAACATTATATGGCTGATTTAGAGATTGTAAAAAATAATGTTGAAAACTTTATTATGCCTTTTCAAATATCGCATAATCTTTGTAACGATTTGATTAATTATTATAAAAATACTAAATATAATAAAATTGATGCATCTGATTCTGGTTGGTCTCCAGATGTAAAACAAGGTATAGATTTAACAATATTACCAAATACAAATAATGAAATAATAAATCAGTATTTGAGTTGTATAACAGGTGCCTTAGAAAAATATTTTAAAAAATATCCAGAAGCTTACCATATAATTGAAATTAACGAGCCATTTAATATTCAACATTATCCATCTGGTGGTGGTTTTAAAAAATGGCATTGCGAAAGAGATACACAACAAACACATCAAAGGTCTTTGGTATTTATGACATATTTAAATGATATACCAGATGGAGGTGGTACAGAATTTAAATTTTATCCAAATGTTAAGATACAAGCCAAAAAAGGTTTATCATTAATATGGCCAACAGATTTTACACATACACATAGAGGCGTTGTATCTGAATACGAAAAATACATTGTTACAGGTTGGGTTAATCATGCTAATGTTAAAACAGTATATCGTATTGCTGAAGATGAAATAAATAATTTAAATAATGAAATACAATCATTAAGGAAGAAATATGGCTAGAGAACCAAATGTTGTACCTTTTTCAGAGGGAAAACCTGCAGATAACCTAGAGGTTGAACAGATAGATAACGAAGATGTTTTAATTGGTGATGCATCACTAGATGAAGTTGTAGAAATAACATCAGAACATGACGAAAACATAGCAGAAGAACTTGACGAAAATTTATCTGCAAGAAAAGCACAACACCTATTAGAAGCATTTGAAAGTGATAAAGAGGCAAGAAGTGAATGGGAAGAAAGATACAAACAAGGTTTACAGACACTTGAACCAGATGGTGGACTAACAGAAGAAGAAGAACAAAGAGCAACAAGAGGTTTATCTACTGTCGTACACCCTATGATTGCAGAGTCTGCTACACAATTTAATGCAAAGGCAATCGCAGAATTATATCCCTCTGGAGGACCAGTCAAGACAACTATTATTGGAGAACCAAACGAAGAATTAGAAGACCAAGCAAGACGAGTTCGTGATTACATGAACTATCAGATAACACAGGAGATGCCAGAGTATTTTCCAGATTTAGATACAATGTTGTTTCAATTACCACTAATTGGTCATGCCTTTAAAAAAGTATATTATGATACAAACTTAGGTAGACAATGTTCACAATTTGTTAAGGCAGAAGATTTTGTAGTCGCACCAGACAGTAAAGATTTACAAACATCAATTAGATATTCACATATAATTACAATGCCTAGAAATGACTACAACAGATATGTAGAGGGTGGTTTTTATTTACCTATTAAATATATAGGTGGTGATGCAGACCCATCAACGGATATTGGTGGACAGATAGAAGGGGTAGAGGGTTACGAAGATAACGAATATAATGAAACAGTAACATTGATTGAAATGCATGTATACGAAACATTTGATGGCATAGATGGATATTCAGATACAGAAGAAAATGAAGATTTGGTTGCATTTCCGTATGTCGTTACAATAGATTATGATAGTCAAAAGATTGTAGCGATTAGAAGAAACTGGGACGAAAGTGACGAAAAGAAGTTAAGGCAAGATTATTTTATATCATATAGGTTTTTACCCGGAATAGGCTTTTATGGTTTTGGTCTGTATCATTTAATAGGCGGTCTTGGAAAAGCAGCGACTGGTTCATTAAGGGCATTATTAGATTCTGCCGCTTTTTCAAATATGCAAGGTGGTTTTAAATTAAAAGGTCGTGTTACAGGTGGTGAATTACAGGTAAATCCCGGTGAATTTGCTGATTTAGATGCGACAGTTGATGATGTTAATAAGGCGATAATGCCATTACCATTTAAAGAGCCATCTGGTACTTTATTTAATTTGATGAATGCAATCGTAGATGCAGGTCGTAGATTTGCTAGTACTGCAGATTTAAATGTTGGTGATGTAAACCCAAATGCACCAGTAGGTTCAACAGTTGCATTAATAGAACAAGGTAGTAAATCTTTCTCTGCGATACATAAAAGACTACATTATTCACAGGGACAAGAATTTAAATTGATGGCAAAATTAAATGCCAAGTTTTTACCAGAAGAATTTTCGTTCTCACAAGCAGGTGTATCTGCACAAATATTTGCAAAAGATTTTGATGATGCAATAGATATTGTACCAGTATCAGACCCAAATATATTTTCAACAGCACAGAGAATTGCACAAGGTCAATCTGTACTTCAGTTATCGCAATCAGCACCTCAGCTTTATGACCAGTACGAAACACATAAAAGAATGTTAGAGGCGATAAGAATACCAAATATAGATGAGGTATTAGAAAAGCCACAAGAAGCATCAAGACTTGACCCAGTAGATGAAAATATGTCTGTTATGTATGGCAAACCTATAAGAGCATTCCCAGAACAAGACCACGATGCACATATATTAGTTCATATGCAATTTCTACAAGACCCATCACTAGGTGGTAATCCGGGTGCAAGAGGTTTACAACCTGTATTGATAGCACATATTGCAGAACACATAGCATTGTTATACAGACAAAGAATGAAATCAGCCATTGGTATGGATTTAGCACCATTACCAGATGTTCGTGACCCTAAATTTAAATTTAATGATATACCACCAGAACTTGATATGGAAATATCACAAAGAGCCTCAGAGGTTGTTAAACAATCACCACAGATGGAACAAATAAAAGGCTTGATGAATTATGGTCAACAAGGTCAAGGTCAATTCAAGATTGCAGAACAACTAGCACAATTTGAAGCAAAAATGCTACAAATGAAAACACAACTAGAATTACAGATTGAAAGCGCAAAGGCAAAACAAGATATGGCTATTAAAAATGCAGAAGCAAAACAAGATATCGCCATAGAAAATGCCAAAACACAGAATGAACTAATGCTAAAATTAAAAAAGATGGAGGGAGAATTAGCAATACTTCGTGAAAAAAAATTAGCACAACAACTAGATAAAGGAGTTTAAAATGGAAATGCTAAATAGGGCTGATGTCGCACCATCAGATATGGACTTAAATAATATATCTACACCAATGATGTTAGATTTTATCAATAGTCTACCAAGTGATATGAAAAATGCAATGATGGCACTTATAGGCAGTGGAACTGATTTTGCCACAGCATTGAATATTGTTAGAGGTAGCGATAAATTTCAAGCACCACCACCAGAAATGAGAGCAAATCAAATGGGTGCATTAGGTAATCTAGACCCAATGTCAGTTGTTAGAGAAAGTGAGCAACAAATGAGTCCTGCAATGCCAGACGAGCCAAATGATGGTATGTTTGACCTTAATAAATTGATGGAAATGATGGAACGTCAGAGGCAAAGAGATAATATGCAACAAGAACAAATCCGTAAACCTGCAATGGAACAAGGCATTAATATTTAATGGCACCAATTACAAAAAATCAATTTGGTGTATTAAAAGAGGGTTTATTAAGTCTACAAGGTGGTGTTAGTCCTCTATCTAAATTAGGTGTTGATTTTAAATTAACTCCATCTGCAATATTTGGTGCATTACCGGGTGCTGGTATGGCTCAATATGGTAATCTAATTAACCAAATGAGAGTAAATCAAATAGCAAATCTAGCATTAGGTAATGAACCAATATCTAATTTTGATGCTTTTACCTCTGGCGATTTATCTGCAACAAAAGAGTTAACGAAAAGAATCAAAGATGCAGTTGGTAAAAAGGAAGATGAGCAATTAACTAGAGCAGATATACAAAATGCTGCTATTCGTGCTTTTCCAGATTTAGATTTGGCACCACTTGAATTTACACCAGAACAAGTAAACTTAGCAAACAGAGATGCTCAAAGAGATGTATTTAAGGCAGGGGTGCAACCTTTTAGAACAGGGAGTGCATTAAGACAATCTGGTTTTAGAGGCGATTACACAAAACAAAGTCAAGAACCATACTTTTCAGATGACCCAAAGTTTGGTGGTAAAATGGATTTTGCAGATGCATTTCGAGCAGGTAGATTTGATGACGTATTAAAATCGCCTGCAGAATTTGCTGAAGATACAATAGAATCGTCAAACATAGGTCAAGTAGACCGTAAAACAGGTGATTTTATACCAAGTTCATCATATGACCCTGCATTTTCCAGAGCAGTTACTTTACAATCACAAAAAAATTTAGATAAAGAAGAAGGACCACCACAACAAGAAACATTTATATGTTCTGTATTGTATAGAATGGGATTATTACCTAGAAATATTTATCTATGTGATGTAATCTATGGAAAACAGATTAATTTTTATACATATAAAGGTTATGAATTATGGGGTAAATGGTTTGCAAAAAAACTACAAAATAATAAAATCGTATTTAACATCTTTTATGCATTCTTTGTACGATGGGCTAATCAAATGGCATATGAAGTTTCTGGTGGAAAATATGGTAAAAATAACCCTATTGTTAAAGTTATTAAGGGAATGGGTGAAAAAATTACTTATACCATTGGTTGGATTAATGAAAGGAGACCAAAATGGAAATAGAAATAGGCAACATGGAACAGAACGAAAAACTGTTCGAGGAAAAAATGGGATTTCCAAGAGATTCAGAGGGGCTAGAACTAAGCGATAGTCAATTAGTTAATTTTTTACTTTTATGCCACCAAGAAATGATTATGCCAGAAGAAGAAACACAGATGGAAGAAGAACATGGCGATGGCGAGATGAAGGTAAAAATAATTAAGATGGATAGTGGGAATGTTCACGAAATGATGAATGACATGTTAGGTTCATCTAAACCAGAGAATATGTAATGCCATTTAGTAAATATTCTAAAAAACAAAAAGCACTTGCTAGAGTTGCAAAACCTAGAACCAAGATTACAGGTGCAGATTTTGCAAAATTAAAAAAGAAGAAGAAAAATGCCAAGAAAACCAACAAAAAGAAAGTTTAAGAAGGTTGCAAAGACCAAAAAAGGTGTGCCTAAGAAATATGTCGCAGGTGCAAAAAACCCTAAGGCACGAGAAAAAGAGATAAAACGTACTGCTAAACTTTATAAAGAAGGTAAATTAACAAAGGCAATGATGGATAAAATAAGTAAACAAAGGAGTAAATCGTAATGGCACCTACAAAGAAAAAATCTACTGCTAAAAAGAAGTCTGGTAAATATTCATCAATACCCGGTGCAGGTAGGTTTGCAAAATCTACATTAGATAAGGTCTATAAACGAGGATTAGGTGCATACTATGGCTCTGGTAGTAGACCAAAGACATCAGCGCATCAATGGGCTATGGGACGCGTAAAAAGTTTTGTTTCTGGCAAAGGTGGTGCTAGAAAAGCAGATAAAGATTTACTAGGTGGTAAAAAGAAGAAGAAGAAAAGTGCCTAAAAAGAGTGAGCCAAAAAAGGGAACAGGAAAAAAGCCAAAAGGTTCTGGCAGACGTTTATATACGGACGAAAATCCTAAGGACACGGTTAGAATTAAATTTGCTACACCGCAAGATGCCAGAGAAACTGTTACCAAGGTTAAAAGAATCAATAAACCGTATGCGAGAAAGATACAAATACTTACAGTTGGTGAACAAAGAGCAAAAGTTATGAAAAAAAATCAAGTTGCAAGTATATTTAAAAAAGCAAAAGAAACATTAAAAAAGCAAAAGGAGCGAAAAAATGGCAAAAAAAACAGTTGAAGCACCAAAGGGATTTCATTGGATGCGAGCCGGTAAAGGTTTTAAATTGATGAAAGGTGATTATAAACCACATAAAGGTGCAGTAAAAAAAGCATCATTTGAAATACAAAAGGTTCATACACCTGCTCAAAAGAAAAAGTAATGGCTGAATACAGAGGCAGAAAGGTTAAACTTAATAAACCAAGAAGAATTAGAAAAGGCGAACCTTCTTTTGGTAAAAAGAAATCTGTTGTCTTTGTATTAGATGGTTCTAAAGTTAAAAAAGTAACCTTTGGAGACCCTAATATGCGAATAAAGAAAACATCACCAGCAAGACGAAAGAGTTTTCGAGCTAGGCATAATTGCGATAATCCGGGTCCCAAAACAAAAGCAAGATATTGGTCTTGTAAGGCATGGTAATAGGAGGATTAAAATGTCTAAAGAAGAAAATAACGATTTTAATGTTGAGGTGTTTGTAAATAGACCGTTTGGACCAAGAATACTTACAGCAGATATTCCACAAAAATGGGTTGATGCATTTAATGTACATTGTGATAAAATAATAAAATCTAAAAAGAGAAAAGAAAAAGATGCTTCTGGTTATCTTGTAGGTCATGTGCAAGAAGAATTAAGTTGTGATTTAAATGATGAGACATTGGCACCTTTTGGTCATTTTATAAGTAATGCAACATCTGCCTTTTTTAAAGAATTTAATAAAGAGCAAAATGTAGAAAACGTAGCAGAATTAGAGTCAGTTCACATAAATAGAGCATGGTTTGTTCGTTCTTTTAAAGGTGATTATAATCCCGGTCATGTACATACAAGTTGTCAATTATCATGTGTATTGTATCTAATGGTGCCAGATAGTATAGGTGATAAAAATTTTAAACATACACATGAAGAATATGCAACTGAAGGTTATATTGATTTTATAAATGGGCAAACAGATGTATTAACCGCTGCAAAATGGTTACAAAAACCAAAAGTAGGTAGAATATATTTATTCCCATCAAATTTGGTACATACTGTTTATCCTTTTTATGGAAAAGGTGAAAGAAGAAGCTTTTCTTGCAATCTTACTTGTAATTTTTTGGAAAATGGCTAATGGCTAAATTGCCTGTAAAACCAATATTAAAACAAATATTTAAGTTCGGTCAGAAATTTGGTGTATTAGACGATTTAGGCATGTTCTCGCCTACTGAAAAAGTATTAGATATAATGCAACAGAAAAAAGGTACACCAGAACAAATGTTTACTCAAATGGAAAAAATTGGTGGAAAAGGTGTTAAAGAAGAAATGTTATTTACAGGTATGGAAGATGCCTTTGCAACATCACCTAGAGTAACATCACAAGAACTAAAAGAATATTTAATAGATAATAAAACAAGGGTTAATGAGGTTATTAAAAACGAAGCAAAAGCTTTAGAGGCAGGTCAAATAGACATTTTTCAAGATTTTAAAAATATGAATTTTGAACTTACAAGTAGGATTACTAAAAAGCCACGTCTTTATTCTTTTACTGATTTAGCAGAACAAGTTACACAAGGTAATACCAGTATTGTTAAAGATTACATGAAACAATACAACCCAGATATGTTGGGATATATGGAAGAACCAAATATTTCGGTAGTTAAATTTGGTGATATGAGTCAAGATTTTCAAGACATTCAGAAAAAGGCACAACCAGATACAGACACTTTTGAAACAGATAATTATATTAATATAGAATTTAGAGATGATGCCGAACAACCAAATGTAAATATAGACTCAGTATTTGGTATTCAAGGAAATAATAAATATGGATATGAAATACTTGTAGATGGTAAAACAAACACTGGTCTTGGTCTACAACCTAATTTAAATGAGGCAATATTACAATTAAATCAATTACGTAGAGAAATTTACGACGAACAATTTGTAGGTAAAAAAACCACTAAGGATTTATTACCAAAACATGAACAATACACTTTGCCCGGTGGTGATAATTATAATGAGATATTATTAACAATGCCAGAACCACCAGATATGGTTGAAACCGTTATATCTGATTGGAAAGATGCTTTTACATCTGATATTTCTGGTGTTTATAATATAAGGTTGCCTTTTATAACAGGAAGTCCATCTGATGTAACCATAGATAGTGAAGCATTTTTAACATTAAAACAAGGCGACCCTATAACAATTGATACAAATGTAGGTCCAAGACAAATTAGAATTAATAAAGATAATCAGTTAGAATTATTAAAAAAAGACTATAAGAATTTTGCGCATACTGGTGCTGAAAAAAATGTGATTGTATTTGCTCGTACCAAAGATAGAGTAGATAGCGATGGTAAAAAGATATTGTATGTAGAAGAATTACAATCAGATATGGCACAACAAGGTAGAAAAAAAGGCCTTGTTATGGGTTTAAAAGAAAAGAAAGCATTTATAAATAAAAATAACCCAGTCATTTTTGGCGATATATTAGATGACATACAAAAATTAAAAGATACAACTAATATTGATACTCTAACTGCTGTTAAAGGTTCACGAATTGAATCTAATAAGATGCCTCTTGGAGATACATATGTTGAATTTAAATCAGATTTTAACAATGTATTTGAAGTTGCATTAAATGATTTTGGCTTTGAAAGAGAAGAACAAATAGCAAGACTATTCCAAAAGGCAAAACCGATTGAAGAAATTATTAAACAAAAAATGACTAAATATAAATTTTTACCTGTAAAAGAAAAGTCTGTTCAGCGTCTTTCTAATGCAGGTATTGATAAAAATAATGCATCACTAATAGATAATGCAACATTAGAAGATAGAAATATGGTTATACCAGATAATCTATATACTGATGTATCTGATTATGTTGATACAAGTTATATTACACAAAAAATTGGCAGAATTAAGAAAAAAGTATTTAATGATTATTATACAAAAGAATATAATAAATGGTTAAAAGGTTTTGCAGATAGAAATACTAAAATAACTAAACCAGAGATTAACGAGTTCAATAAAAAGTTAATTAGAAACATTTTACCACAAGAAAAACTAGATAAACTTGATAATGATATCAAAAAAGAAGTTGCTGATTTTTATTATAATCAAGACATAAGTGGTTACCCAGAAATTGCTGATGACTTAGGTATACCAGAGAATTTGCGAGATGTACCTCTTTCACAAAGAAAAGATGAAGATGATTTATATTTATCTAAAAATGCAATAGACCAACTAAAAAGTCATTACCTTTCTACAAGAGGCAAAGAGTTAGAACTTAAAAAGATTCCAGCTAAATTTCCATTAGAAGAACAAGAGGTAATTTCAAAAAAACAATTTATAGAATTGCGAACAGAAAAAGCAGAAGTAAGATTTTACGAAGATTTAATATATGATTCTCAATTAAGAAACCCAAGAATACAAGAAGAAGTTGCAAGTTTTGATTATGATATAACAAAAATAGATGATGTATTAAAAAATTTAAGTAATCTTGAGGCTAAATTAGAAAAGGCAGATGCTTTTGAAGTAAAACTTAATCCAGTTTCATCAATACCATCTGCACCTTTTATTGGCAGTTCAGAAAGATTTACAGAATTAGGTATTAAAAGATTGATGAAACATGCAGTAGATAATGATTATGATGGTATTTCATTTTCTTCTGGTAAAATACATGACAAAAGATGGAACCAACCTGAGTTAACACAATACTATGATGTTATTATACCAAAAGTAGCCAAAAATTTATTAAAAGGCACAGATGCAACAGTTGAAAATAAAACAATATTTTCTGACGAATTATTTTTAGATAGATATAATAATAACAGATTAGATGATAGCAATAATCTACCAGAGGATTTTGATTTTATTGATGTATTAGATAAAAATGAGACAATTAAAACAAATGGTGGATTTATTAAAGATTCACCTACCATATATCTTACACCAGATGTTAAAGATTATGTTAATAGTGGTGTTTCTTTATATACACCAATAGTTGCGACAGGTCTGGCAGGTGCTATTACATCAAAATTACTAGGTAGTGAAGAAGATATAATACAAGATGAGGCTTTGTAATGTATATTGAAACACCATTTTACGTATTCCCATCTGCTTTAACAAGTGATGAATGTGATAAAATTATTAGTTTAGGTTTAAGTAAAGAGCCAGAAGAAGCAGAAACTATGAATTTAGAACATAAAGGTGCCAATAAACAAATTCAACAAGCAGATAAAACCACACAACAATTACAAAAAGAACTAGGAAAAAATATTGATGAAATAAACCCATTGGTTCGTGATAGTTCTATATCTTGGCTAAATGATGTTTGGATATACAATAGAATATATCCTTTTGTTGTAGAGGCAAATGAAAAGGCTGGTTGGAACTATGATTTTGAAAGTGCAGAAGATTTACAATTTACAACATATCAAAATGGTGGCTTCTATGGTTGGCATAGAGATTGTGGCGGTTGTCATAAATCTGCTTATTTAAAAAATGTACCAGATGAAAAAAAAATAAAAGGTAAAGAAAAATATTATACCACTAATGATGATTTGGTAGGAAAGATTAGAAAATTAAGTTTAACTATGAATTTAAGTAAACCAGAAGATTATGAAGGTGGTAACCTAAAATTTGATTGGGGAGACCACCAACACAGTAACAGACTTTATGAATGTAAAGAAATAAGACCACAAGGCTCAATAGTTGTTTTTCCATCTTTTTGGTATCATCAAGTTACACCTGTAACGAAAGGTAAAAGACATTCTTTGGTTTGTTGGGTTTTAGGAGCACCATTTAGATGAAAATAACACCAGCAGTTAAAATCCTTTTAAAATCATTAAGAGCCAAATTAGAAAATGTACCTACATATTTTGATGAATTTAATACAGAAGAATTAATATCTGGTTATGTTATACAACCTTTAATTAGTGGTTCACCTCAAAAATCTGTTGCTAGAGAAGAACTTGCCAAAAAATTAATTGATGATACTGAGTTCCAAAATATAAGTAATAAAGCATTAGACGATAAAGGCTATGATGATTTTGTTTCAATATATAGAATTATTACAAATAAACCAGAAGCCATGCGTATAGGTGATGAACAGTTTGTATCTGGTCTACTAGATAAAGATAAAGTTTTTCCATTACATAATTATCTCACTGAAGGTAAAAGTAGTATGGAAGACAATTCTTTTTTGCTGAAATATGATGTGCCAAGAGATAAAATAGCAGGTTATTTACCATCATATGAGGACAGAATTACTAGAAATGTTAATAAAAAAATTAAAGAAAAAGGTATTGGTCAAACAAAAATAAGTGGATTTGATACAGTTACAAACCCTGCAAAATTTACAAAAGGCATGTTAAATGCACAAGATGAAATTATAGCAGATGTATCTGGCATACAACCAAAAGTATTATCAACTGAGGGATTTAGTAACAATAAACCTATGAATTTAAAAAGTATGAATGCCAGTGTGGTTAAAAGTATTGCAGAAGAAGAAGTAAAAAACCCAGAAGATTTAGAAAAAATATACAGTAATTTTTATTTTAGTAAAGATGGAGGCTCACTAAGAGATTTAGTAAAGCCTACACAAGACCCAAATGCACAAAAATATATAGATGAAGTCAAAGAATTTTTTGACATTAATGGGTTTGGTGCGTTAAATAATATAAATGAGGGCACATAATGGCAAAAGCAAAGGTAGATAAAGTAGTACAAGCAGAAATAAGAGAGGCAAAAAAATTTTTGCAAAGACGAAATATTGATTCAGATGAAATAAGCCCAAGAAAGTTTTATAGATTATCAAAAAAACTTGACAAAAGCTTTCAACAAACACTTAAAATATTAGCAAGAACATTATCAGCAGGACAGGTTTAATGGCAGAAACACCAATATTGCGAGATATTTCAGCAGATAAAATTGTAGATACCCTTGAGTTTCTTCGTAACTTCGGTGTGGTGGATAAAGGTGTACGAGAAGGTAAAAAGACACAAGAAGATATAGCAAGGTCGTTTACAGGCGACCCTACAGCGTATGACGAGGATAAAGGTTTACTTGAAAATATAGTAGAGACAACAGGTCTGTTAGATTTTACACCTGTGGGTACTGTTTTTGCAGCACAAGAAGCCGATAGAGACATTGAAAAAGCAAAAGGTACAGACTTACAAAAAAAATTAGCACTATTAGGTTATCTGCGACAACCATTACAAACATCTTTGGATAGACCAGATTTAGGTTTACCTGCAACAGAACTGGGAGCGGCAACCGTAGAAGCAATACCATTAACATATGTCATAACAAGACCAATTGTTGGCTTATTCAAAAGTCTAGGCAGTAAATTAAGAGGTGATGTATCTGCTCCAGTAGACACCAGTAGAAGAAAGTTTATGAAAGATAGTGCATTGGTAACTGGTGGTGCAATGGCAACAATGGGTGGTTTAAAGTTATTAGATAAACCATTAGCAAAAGCAGTTACAAAAACAGCAAAGGTGGCAAAGGCAGTTCCATTAAACTATGATTCTGCATTAAAGAAATTTGTAACACCTCTATATCGTAATTATTTAGATGAAGTTATAGATAATAATACAATACCAGATGCTGATGGAAAGATGCAACTTGAAGATTTGCCAATAGATGACGAAAATGCTTTTGAAGAAAATAGTATTACAGCAAATATATATGGTGGTTTATTTGATAAAGGTGAAGGTGTATTATCTGAGTTTGCAGATTTACCTTTAGAAGAAAAAGCAAAATTGGTAGAAAAAAATTATGGTGTTAAAGATGGGCTCCATATAAAACCAAATGAATTATCAGAAAAAATATTATTAGATTCTGCAATAGATTTTGGTGGCGATTATAGTTCTGAATTTAGGTTTGCATTACAAGAAAGAGCAATACAAGATGGTGCAAAACCAAATGAAATTGTAGAAGTAGAACCAGAGTATGCAGGAGTTATGGTGTATAAAGATGCAAAGGCATCAGATAATATGGCTGATATAGTTGACGAATACTATGAAAAATTAATTGAAGAAGGCAATACACCACAGCAAATTTCTGAAATGGTTTTTGAGTTCCCTTTTCCAGAGTAAAACCTTTACAAAAAGAAAACCCCTACTAAATAAATAGTAGGGGAGTTAAGGGGAGAGGATATTGCGTAAATTTATAAGTGTAAAATTTACAATTATATTTTATTAGTTTTTAATGCTCTTTGCAATACCCTTTCTCTCTGTTTCTGATTAAGGTTAGATATTACATTTAAAACCTTGATTGCATACTGTCTTTCATTTTCAACAGTAAATGTATATTTTCTAGGTTCTCTAGTAATATCAAACATTTGGCTTAACATTTCAAAGGTGAAACCCTGTGTATCACAGAGTTTCTTTGCCTCAGATTTGGTAATTTTATCTTTCATTATGCCACCTCCATTTCTAATTGTCTTATTTGATTTAATGATAATGTAGATAATTTTTCTAAAGTTATTGATTTGGTTTCAAATTCTCTTTCAGAATAAACAACTGAAAAATCTTTTAAATTACCATCTACGATTTCAAGTAATCTTTGTAATGCATCATCAACATTATCAAAAGATGTTTCCCATTTCGCAATATCATCATCAAAAGGTATTGCAAATGTAGAATATTTACCTCTTAAAACTTTGTGTTTACCAAGGCATTCTATTCTTGTTGTAAAACCATAATCAATAAATTTAAATTTTTCGTTTTGTTGATTGTAACCAATAATTCTATGAAAATATTGGTTCTCAAAGCCGAATTTAATATTTCTAATTAACTGTTTCATTTTTTCCTCCTTATGGTCTATATAAAACAAAATCTGTTGATAATTTCTCAGATAATTCTGTAAGAACTTTATAAGCATCTTGTGTCTTATCAGTACATTTATCTAAGCCTCTTTCATCTATAACCGATATAATATGGTTAATAGCTTCAATTTCTGTCATTGATGGTTTTGCCTTTTCTTGCATCTCAAGTATTTGGTCTTCGTTCTCAAAAAAACTATCCATCAATTCTTTGTCGTGATTTGATAATTGGTCTGTTCTCATTAATAACCTCCCTTAGTAAGTTTCTTATCTAATTGTCTTTGCTTTTTCTTACCTCTTTTTTTGTAAGCTTTCTCCCAACCTCTTGATGTTGAGTGTGTTTTATCTCTTTTGATTTTCATATTCTTTCTCCCATTTTTATAAATATAAAATCTATAGTTACTAATATAATACCATTAGCTCAAAAATCAACACATAAAAGGTTTTTTTTTATTACTTTATTTACTTTACATTTGTGATAACATGCATATATGCTTAATAGAGCCAAATTTTCAAAACTTTTAAAAGGAGGGAAAACAGTGTATCATTCTAAAGGCAAAAAAAAGACCATGAAAAAGCCAATGAAGAAAAAAACAATGAAGAAAAAACCAATGAAGAAAAATAAAGGGTAAAGGCATATGGAAAATAGGAAAGATGTTTTTATTAATGTAACAGGAGTTTCTATCACTGGAACGGGGGAGTTAAGAACAGATGAGCCAAATAGACCTATTGAAGCAGATAACGAAGAAACTGAGGGAGAGGAAACTACAGATAGCGAGTGATATGGTAGAAGGTCGCATGACCGACCACACTCAATATCAAAAAAACGTCGGCATCGCAGAAGGTTTAGAACAATCTTGTGAGATTATAGACGAGACATTAAAACAAATAGACAAGGAGATGTAACGTGACTCATCAACACGATATTATAAACGATAGTGTAACCAAAGCAACTATCGGAAGACACCAACTACCAAGACCAATGAACTGGAAGGTGTTAATTCAACCAAATGACATTAAAGCAGAAACTAAGGGTGGCATTTTACTGCCAGACAAGGTGAAAGACAATGAGCAGATATTAACTGCACATGGAACTGTTTGTGCGATTGGTGAATTAGCATACCGAGAAAGAGACACAGGCGAAAAATGGAAACAAGAAGTTGTCCCACAAGTTGGCGATAAGGTAACTTATGGCAAATATGCAGGGCAAAAGATTGTTGTTAACAATGTTAGATTTTTACTTCTAAATGATGATGAAATAACAGCTATTTTACCACCAGAAGTAGAAGTTACAGCATATATTTAATAAGAGGTAGATATGGAAAATACACAAAGTAATCCTACACTTGATTCTATTAATGACGAAATAAATTCTGAAATAGAAAAAGTTAAACAAAAGGGTACAGAAGATTTAGAAATAGAATTGGTTGAAAAACCTGTAGAAGAACCTGTAGTAGAAGAAAAGAAACAAGAAAAAAAAGACCCTGCAGATGTAACTGAAGAAGAAAAGAAAAAATATAGTGAAGATGTGCAAAAAAGAATAAAAAAAGTTCTTGCACAAAAACACGAGGCAGAAGCAAAATCTGCTGAATTACTAGAACAAGTGTCTGAAATGAAGAAAAGGCTTGAAAAAATAGAAACAAGCAATGAGAAACAAGGGCAAAATCAGTTACGAGAACATTATGATTTAACAAAAAAAGCTTTAGCAAAGGCTATTGAAGAGGGCGATACAGAGGCACAAATCAAATTTACTGAAGAATTAGGCGATTTAAAAACAACACTTGCTGTGCAAAGATTAGCAAAAGAGCAGGGTAAACGTGCAATGCCAACATCAATAGATACTGCACAACAGACAAGCAAAAATCCACCACCACAACTAGCAATGAGATGGTGGCAAGATAATAAATGGTTTAATTCTAAGGGATATGACCAAGAAACAGCATATGCAAGGTCAATAGATGTGCAACTTGATATTGAGGGTTACGATAAAAATACACCAGAATATTACTCAGAATTAAATAATCGTTTACAAAAAAAATATCCTGAGCTAATATCTATTGATGAAGTTGTTGAAGATAAACCTAGAGCAAAAAGTCGCCAAGCAGTTGCACCAACGACAGGTGGCTCTGGTTACAGAGGCAACAGAATAAGAATGAGTCAACAGGAACTTGCTATGGCTAGAGAGTTAGGTATCACAGACCCAGACGCATTGAAAAAATATGCTAAGGAAATTCAAACATTAAAAAATAGGAGGGATAGCTAATGTCTATAAATAGAAATGTACGAGATGATTCATTAAGGATGTCTGTTAGAGATGAGGAAAGTAGACCTCAAACAACATGGACACCACCAGCATTGTTGGACGCACCAGAAGCACGACCGGGCATGGTTCAACGATGGGTTGCTACCACGATACAGGGTAAAGATACTCCCGATAACGTATACAAACGTATGCGAGAAGGTTGGGAGCCAAGAAAGTCAAGCACTGTTAAAGACCAAAAATTTCCAACTATCAACCATGGTCAATGGGCAGGTTGTATAGGCATTGAGGGAATGCTCTTGTGTGAGATGCCAAAAGACAAACATCAGTCTATGAAGGCATATTACAAAGGAAAGAGTAATGACCAAAATGAAGCCCTAACAGGTGAACTAGACTCTTTAGGTCGTAAAGTTGGACAACCTATCTACCAAGATAGACAATCCAGCAGTAGTCGTGGTAGAGATAATTTATCTGCCATGGAGGATTAACCGCTAACGGAAGGGAAACATTATGGCAAATCCTAATTCACCTTATGGTTTTAAGGTAGTCCGTCATATGAGTGGTAATGCCCCAAGAGCAAACAAATATACTATTACATCTGGTCTAGCAGAAAATATATTTACTGGTGACCTTGTAATTCTGACAACAGATGGTGTTATTACACCACATACTGCAACAGAAACAAATAATATAGGTGTTTTCGCAGGGGTTTCATACACTGCAAGTGATGGAGAGTATGTATACTCTAAATTTTGGCCGTCTGGCACAGTAGCTACAGATATTGTGGCTTATGTGTATGATGACCCATATATTGTGTTTAGAATACAATCAGAAGGCACACCTGCACAAACAGATGTTGGTGCATGTGCTGACGTAGTAGCTGGTGCAGGTTCAACAACAACAGGTCAGTCTGGTTTCAATTTAAATGGAACCATGTCTAATGGAACAGCAACATGTAAAATTATTGGATTATGGGAGGACCCATCAAATAGTTTTGCTCAATATGCACAGCTTGAAGTACTCATTAATGAGCATATCCTCAAGCAGACTGCAGGAATATAAGGAGAGTAATTTATGTCTATGAATAGAGCACAATTTGCTAAAATGCTCGAGCCGGGATTGAATACTCTCTTTGGTCTTGAGTACGACTCATACCCTGCTGAATATCAAGCTGTATTTGATGCAAATACATCAAGTAAAGCATTTGAAGAAGATGTATTGTTAACAGGTTTTGGTAATGCACCAACAAAAGACGAAGGTGCACCAATATCTTATGATTCAGCTTCACAAGGTTTTACTGCCAGATATCAGCATGAAACTATCGCATTAGCCTTTTCAATTACTGAGGAAGCAGAAGAAGATGGATTATATGGTTCTATCGCTTCAAGATATACAAAAGCATTAGCTAGAAGTATGTCAGCAACTAAAGAAATTAAAGCGGCAAATATTTTAAACAATTCTACATCAGCAGGAGTTCATGCAGGTGGTGATGGTGTTGCCTTGTTAAGTACATCGCACCCTACTGCAAGTGGTAATCAAAGTAATACTTTGGCTACAGCGGCTGATTTATCAGAAACATCTATTGAATCACTTTTAATTCAAATCGCAGATATGAAAGACGATAAAGGTTTAAGAATAGCGGCACAAGGAACAATGTTAATTATTCCAACTGCCTATACCTTTACTGCTCAAAGAATATTAGATTCACAATTGAGAAGTGGTACTTCAGATAATGATATTAATGCATTAAATAATGGTGGATATATGCCAAGAGGCTATCACATTATGAGAAGATTAACTGATAGTGATGCATTCTTTATCAAGACAGATGTGCCAGATGGAATGAAAATGTTTCAACGTTCACCACTTAAAAGAGGTGTTGAAGGCGATTTTGAAACAGGTAATGTTCGTTACAAAGTTCGTGAAAGATATTCTTTTGGTTTTACAGACTGGAGAGGTCTTTTTGGAACAGAAGGCGCTGCTTAATCGCAAAAATAGGGTGAGTTTATTGCTCACCCTTTAATTAACCTTGACTACGAAAGTAGACAATAGCCAAGACAAGGAGAATTAACATGGCTAAATCAACCTTTTCAGGACCGATTGTATCAAACAATGGTTTTATACAAGCAGGTTCTAGCAATATTAAAGAAATTACAGTAGCAACAACATTAACATTTAATGACCATGCAGGTCGTATCATGGAAGTCAATGATGCAGATGGTGTGATTACATTACCATCAATAAAATCTGCAGAATTAGGTGCCAAATATACTTTTTTTATTGGTACAAATATGACAGGTAAAATCAAAACAGATGGTACTGACAAGTTTGTAGGTTCAATAATGGTTGCAGTAGATGATGACGCAAAAAAAGCATTTGTGCCCGGTGCAACAAATGATGTTATTGATATGAATAATGGCACTAAAGGTGGTAAAGTGGGTTCTTTTGTAGAAATTACTGCATTAGCAACTGCTGAATACATGGTGCAAGGTCTTTTAATTGGTTCTGGTTCAGTAGCAACACCATTTGCTGACAGTTAATAGGAGGATATAATGGCTGATATTACATCAAGCACTATTCTTTCTGAAAACACTAGAGAAATTGTAATGGCATTTCAGTATCAATATGTAGATACTGGAAATGAATCTGCAGTAACGAAAGTTGATGTTTCAACATTACAAACAAACGCAAATGGTGACGCATGTACAGGAGTTAAAATACTTAAATGTACATGGGTTGTTAAAGGCATGACGGTACAAGTTATGGCAGATGCATCAACAGATATAATTATGCTTAATCTTGATGAGGGACAATCTGGAGAAGTAGATTATACTGAGGTTGGTGGTTTGCCTAATACAAAACAAACTGGCACAAGCCCTACTGGAGATATAAAATTTACAACAACTGGTGCAGGTGCAGGTGATTCTTATCAGATTGTTTTAACAATGAAGAAGAAATATGGATAAAGTAAAAAATGGCAACATCTGGAACAGTTACATTCAGACCTAATGTTGAAGAAATAATAACAGAAGCTTACGAGAGATGTGGCATTGATATTCAGACAAGAACTGGGTATCA